TTATTTCGTCGGGCTGACCACCTCGCCGACACGGCGATATACCCGCTTGGTGATTTCCTCCTTGGAGTGTCCAAGTAGCCGGCTGGCGTGGCTGATGTCCTCAATTTCCGACGCCGCCTTCGGCCGGATATCACGGAACTGGAACTGCCGAACTTTGGTAGCCAAGTCAGAATTGCCATCAGCGGTCAGCTTCCTGGCGGCCTTGTCCCGCGCTTCGCTGAAGCGGTTCCTTAGCATCTCCCAACTCATACGCAGGCCTGAGTCGTTGGTGATGAGGCGTGAGTTGCGTATACCCTGCAGCTTTCTCCGCTCCAGGAGCGTCTCGATGAACAGACCAAGGCCAGTGAGTTCGCCGTTGACATGCCGCCGGATGCGCAACTTCTTGTCGGTCTTATTCTGGTCGACCCACAGGTAGTCCTCGTCCAGGTCTACAGTGCTGAACTTCAACGTGTCCGCAGGGCGCTGGCCGGCCAGGTAGGCTAGGTCCATGGCATCCTTCAGGCCCTGGTCGCCTTCGGCATACACCGCATCCCAGATTTCGTCGGCCGCGTAGAAGTCGCGTACCTTCTCCCTGTTGCGCCGAACCGCCAGGCACGGGTTGCGCTCGGCAAAGCCCCACTCCATGGCCATGGTGAAAACGTGCGACAGCAAGGCTATCTCCCGATTAGCCCGGGTCTTGGCGCTGCGGGCGTCCCGGTACTGGGCAATGACCGGCGGGCTGATGGCTTCGATAGGTGCATCAGCAAACGCCTTGCGCAGGCGCTCCAGTTCGTACTTGTTGTCCTTCTGCGTTCGTGGCGACTTGCCCGGGATGATGTCCCGCTCGTACCGGTCAAACAGTTCGCCCATCGTCGCCATCACTTTTGGCTTGGCCTTGTGCTCCAGGCGCGCCCATTCCAGCTTGGCCTCAGCGAGGTCAGTCCCCAGCGGCACTTCCTGCCGCTTCCCGTCAGCATCCCTCCCGTCGTAGTAGTAGCCCACCCACAATTTCCCGCTTTTCAGCTTGCGGACCCGCCGCAGCATCCTTGGCGGCAGGTCCTTGTTCGATGCCTTCCTGTTGCGCATCCTTTACCCCACGCGCGATAAGTCCAATGTCCAGGTTTCGGTTGTTGCATTCGCCATGTTTGGCTTTACGCCGGCCATTTTCAGGCGGGCGTATACCCGTCCCACAACCGGCCGCCGGGCACGGGTGAGCGTGTACTGCCAGCCGTTGTTGGCCAGCCAGGCGATTTGTTTGCTCGGGATCTGGTAACCGGTAATGCGGATTACCTCTTCCTCGTCGAGAAACTCGCTTGTATGTTCCATGGGATGGTCTCCACGCCGCCGGCGGCGGCAGGTTGTTGGTCAGACGGGTGTTTGCTCGAGCACGGCGTCGGCTACTTTTAGTGCAGCCTTGGCATCGCTCACGTAAGCCGGATCGAAGCCGCGCGCGTAATGGATCACTCGCTGACAAGCATCCAGCTCTTTGCGCACCAGGCGCAGCGGCTGCACCAGTTCCTCCTGCAGTGCACCTTCGGCGCGACCGACCTCCCAGAACTCCTTACCCCAATGGCCATCTGGTGGGGGGTTGTTGTTCTGCTTGCCCAATGCCATGGCGCCGATGATGGCGTCACATAGCAGCCGCTTGTAGATGTTCTCGCCATCCAGGCCCAGGCCCCCGCGCCGCCGCAGCGTGCTCACGACTTCGTCTACGTTGAGGCCGCTATCCTTGAGCACGATGTCGAGTTCAGGCTTTTTAGGGGTGTAGATGACCAGAGCCAACTTGGCTTCCGGCCAGAGATCGGCCGCCAGGCGCTCCAGGCAGTCATTCGCGGTGTAGTGGAATCGTTCTGTCGCAGACATAGGTGATCCTCGCCCGAGCATATCGGCGGGCTTGAGTGGTAGGGGGAGGGGTTAGGCTATGGGGCGCTTCATGAAGGTGATCCAGTGCGTCTTTTCGCGTTTACCGGACTTGTGGCCAAACAGGGGTTTCTCATCGGTGAGGGCCAGCAGTTCGCTGACCAGTACCTGGGTTTCGTTCCACTTGAAGATCAGGATCCCCTCGGGCTCAAGCACTCGGAAGCACTCGGCGAAACCTTGCCGAATGTCCTCTCGCCAGTCGCTGGTGAGCACCCCGTACTTAGCGCGCATCCAGCTGTCCAAGCCCGCCCGTGTGAGGTGCGGCGGATCGAACAAGACCAGGCGGAAGGTTGAGGCCTCGAAGGGCAGACTACGGAAGTCCATCAGCACATCGGGCTCAACCTTCAGCACGCGGCCATCGCAGAGCAGGTGTTCTTCGTCGCGGATGTCCCCGAAGAGGGCGCGCTGGTCTTCCTTGTCGAACCACATCATGCGGCTGGCGCTGCAAGGATCGAGCACCTTGGCTGCGGCGCTCACGGCACCAGCTCCTTCGGTACCTGGACGGTATCGCCGAACTCCGTGGCGACTACCGCCTGACATGCAGCAATCAGGGCCGTGTCGCGATAGTCCGTGCCGTAGTGTTCGCCGGCCTTGAAGTAAACCTCGGCCCGCCACCGCTCCGACGTCTCAGTGCCATCGGGACCTTCATGGGCCTCTGGGATCAGTGCTACCTGAAACTGATCAACCAGCGCCCCACCCAGCGCCCAGGCCTCCCAAGGGTTGTAGCGCTCGAAGCGCTCAGTAGCCTCGCCCCGGTAGATTGCGAACACGCGCCAGCCGTTGCCGTACTGGGGCGGCTCGAGGTGTAGAGCCAGGCCCTTGGCCATACCCACAGCCCAGCCCAAAGCCTCGCCCGCCAATTCGGCCGTCATCACTTCGACTAAGTCGGTCATAGCGTAACCTGCTTGGCCTTGGTCTCTTTGGCGCGCTCAATGTTGCCGAACTTGCTCTTGCGCTGGATATCCTTGAAGTTGCGGCAGCCTGACATGAACAGCGTTGATGTCAGATCCTTGCGGCTCCTGCCGACTTCCATCACACCTTTCACACCGTGACGACAGAGCACATAGGCCCTCTTGTAGTCGCCGCTGCGAAGCATGGTTGTGTAGAAAGACAGCCGCACGGCCAGACGCCAACTGTCGCTATCGTCGGATGGGCGCATACGACGGGTGTAAAGCTGACCTTTGCGATACTTGCTCACAGCTCATACCTCTCATCAATCCAGCGCCCAGGCGCCAGAGCGGGTACAGGTTCGGGTTGGGTTTCGTGCGGGGAGAGCTGGCGCTCGTTGCCGGCCTGCAGCTGGCTGTCGGGGATACAGCTGATGCCGCCTGGACCGCCGTCGTAGTACACGTAGCAGGTCACTCCTCGCTGGTCATCGTGGATACGATTCACACCAATTTTTATGTTGGCAGACTTCGCAATCCGCACCGATTCGGTCGCGCTGGCGCCGGTGGCCAGCAGCAGGAGGCAGAGGGCGAGGCGGGTCATTGCTGCACCTCAATGGCGACGTCGTCGTGGATGCACTCGATGTCGCGGAGATCGTCGTCATCAATCTGCGATTCCCGGAGATCATTGCTGTCGAGCAGTTCTTGAACTTTGCCGTCCGGAACGTCGTACATGACCCGCTTGAAGTTCACGATGGCGCGACCCGTCAGGATGATTGTTTTGCCCACGGCAGATCCTTGGCCGCCACATTGCGGCAGTGAATAGAGGGGAGAGGGGTTACAGCGTGAAAGAGTACAAATGCGCTCTTAGGGCATTTATTCAACTTGCGCTTTGACTTAATGTCACAATGGATACACAGGGATATCGGCACGAACCTTCGAGCCAGACCTTTAGGACATCAATCCGATGCTTAGCAAGGATGATTTTCGCTACGCAGCTCACCGGCATCTGCTTGAAATGGATGCATCTAACTCCCAGCTCAGGCGTCTAGTTTCCGACGGCGAGACTTCCGGCGATCATTGGCAAAACGCGGTGACTTGGCACCAAAACGCTCACGATGCCTGGGTCATCTTTCTGGGCAATAACACGCAACCTGTAGTTCTGGCCTGAATCAAATTCGCAGAGGGATCTGCTATTCTCAGCCTTTGATCCTGCTCAGACCGTCCCGAGAGCGCGGCCCTGGCAATCGAACCATCTTCCAGAAACCAGGCTTCATGTTCGTGCTAGAGGATGTTCGCGGGCTCGCCGCTCACACTGTCCCAGTCGGTGTCAATGTCTTCAGCGAAGTGGTCCCGGTCGGCGTAGAACTTCAAGGCAGCTCGCAACTGTTCAACCTCAGCGGCGTCGGTAATCGGCCCCAACCCAACAATCGGCAGCCCAGTAGCCGCTGCATCCCTCTCTGCCTCTCCTCTGGTCCACCAGAAGGCAGTACCAATCATCCAGGCTATAGGGGCGGGGTGGGACTGCGGGGCGGGCTCATCGCATGGCTCGCAAAGATGTTGGATTGCCTGTTCCTGGAGTTCGTCGAGCGGCATCTGCAGCAGGGCGACGCTGTTGAGCCATTCGCGCGGCACTCTGACCATCTCTGTGTTGCTGGATCGGTTTTCTGTGGGCATGGGGGGTCCTCACGGATATAGTCCGCGCTCTGGATGGAGGTGGTGTTATGGATTTTGCGAAAGCCTACAAAAAATGCAGAAGAGCGCAGGCCCTAGGTAGAGGCCTGAAATCAGTAGAGGCGTGTCTTGAAAGAGAATCTACGGACTATATAAAAATTGAAGAGGCCGAGGTAAACGGCTTCTGGCCGATTCACGGTTACAGAGTGACTACTCTAGATGGGACGGCTTTTTTTCCAAGAAATCTTTCTGAGCTTCCAAGGGCATCCGGGCTAGCTTGGCATCGCGAAGCATTTTCTTCAGCAGATATAGTGGTGCCGCCTTATTATACTTTTCGAACTCTGGGGAGGCACGCGGCCGAAATAAATAGTGCGGTAACCCAAGATGACAAGCTTAAGCTCGGCGATCGCATGCTTTTAGAGATTTATCCACCCGATGGTCTGGCGGAGCTAATTGAAGGCGTTTGGTCTGTAAGGAAAACCTTTGATCAGTTCCATTCCCAGTTAGTGGAGTCATCAAAAGCATACTGCCTGGGATTATATAATATTGCCATCGTAGGTTTACTGCCTTGCATAGAGGGTATCGTTAGGCATCTTGGATTGGCCTCAGGAATGGATGTAGGCAATGACGTAAGCATAAGAACGCTGAGTGTAGTGTTTAAACGGCTGCAACAAAAAGAAATTGATATGATGATGGAGGGTTATGACTGGTATCCAAGAAACGAAATATCGGTATCGTTCCTTGATCGCTTTCATGAGCGTGTTCAAATGTTTGAAAGCATATCTAGCTATCTGAAGTCGAAACTTTATCTACATACTGACTCTGCCCCTGATTATCTCACGTTGAACCGGCATGGGATTTCCCACGGCTTTTTTCAGGGTTACGCGACACCTGCAAATTATCTTCGGTTATTTAATCTGCTGAGTGCACTTTCTTTCGCTGCAGCCATGGTTGAAGGGAAAGGCAGTTTGAAGCATCCTGGTCCAACCCCAGAATCGGAAACTCTTACAATTTGCCTGCTGAAATGTGCAGCGCTAAATCACCTGATCCGCTAATTTAATAGGGCAGCGCCAGAGGGTCAGGCGGCGATCGGGAACTGCTTGGCCAGGGCCTGCTGAACTGCGGCGATGATGCGGCAGAGGTAGTCCCAGTCAGGGTTGCGCTCCATGGCGTCGGTCGGCAAGTTCCACCAGTCATCACCGAACACTCGGTGCATGAACTCGCGGTGGGCGCCGCCGCACTCTTCGAGCGAGCTGGTGTGGCGAACATCCTCGGCCTCGTCGAGTAGACTCCGGGCGTCTTCTGCGTCCAGATCCCGGTCACGCCGCATTTGCACGATCACCTTCCGCGCTTTGTCGGCCAGGGCCTCGGCGCTGAACCGGCGAGAACTCAATTGCCGGTCGAAGTAGCCGATGATGTATGCGTCGTGCAGCTTGCAGAAAAACTGGGCGATATTCAGGCCATCCCACATGCCGCCCCAGCAGGCGTGCCAGGTCTTGTCGAAGCAGCTGACGGTGATCTTGCCTTTGCAGGGGGCAAGGTCTTCCAGGTAGACGCTGATCGGGTCGAGGTTTGGCGCCCCAGTGATCAGCAACTTGGTGACGGTCGATGTCTCGACGTTCATGGCTTTCTCCATGCATGCGCCGCCCTCCGTACCCGGATACGGCATGGTGGAAATTTGGTTGGGTATGAGGTATTACAGTTAAAAAGCAAGGAGCAAAGGAGGCGACTCAATGGAAGTTGGTAAGGGGAAAGGTGCGAGCAACCGTATCAAGCACGCCCTCATGCTGCCAGGCTGGAACTTCGCGTCAGGTGACAAAGGCTTGCTAAGGCGTCAAGGTACGCCGGTTCTGGTCTCTGAGTATCTTGGAGAAATGAAAGGGGCGCTCTTTTGCCCAGAGTGCACCTGTCCACTTTTTCGGTCTCCTGAGGAAGAAGATGCAAATAAGCGCGGGGGAAGCGCTTATTTTGCCCACAAGCGAGGGATTAAAACCGAGTGCGGCCTGCGAACAAAGCCCAACGTAGGCAAAAACTATACTACCGAAGAAGAAGCAAGACAGGCTGTCGTCGATGGTGAGTTAGTAGTTATTAAGCAGTTCATGCAGGACAGGCCGGTATCGCCTGAGATTACCTCGGGAGTCTACAACCAAACGAAAATAGAGGACGTTAACGGCGAGGTTTCCGAAGTTCCGATAGGCCGTCACCGCGGGGAAAAATTCAAGGTTCCAAGCGTGGTGTCATCTATAGCAGGGCTAGGGCGCGGGTTCGACAAAAACCTTTATAAGTATTACTACTTCCCTGGTGCTCAACATGCCCAGCTGTTGATGGATGCATTGCGGCAAGTCGGGCCACAGACCGATCTCACAGAAGAGCCGGTGCTCCTGTATGGGACTATAGTCCGGATAACAAGCGGGGGCTCTAACCCCTGGAACGTGCGGCAGGTATTTGTACGTTATACCTCAAGTCTCGGTTATAGAGACTTTTGCTTCAAAATGTCGGTTTCAGATGCAGATCACCATCAGATCGCGGATGCGTCGATTGGCCGCATTATTATAGGTTATGGTCGGGTGGTGAAGAGCGGCTTAGGTTTATCTCTTGACAATTTAAAATGGGGGGAAGTCGCACTTCTGCCGAAGATTCATGAGGCGATACTTCGAGACTGATGTGCGACCTCTTCGTCGAGGCCTTGTGCATCATGGTTAGCGCAGCGCCACAGGCCGCTCATTTGCATACGTGGCGCTTTGCTGAATCACTTCGAATCGAAGCTACCCAATACCAGCTTGGCAGCCTCGCCCACTTTACTCTCAAGTACCTGCTTGAACTCCTGAGCGATCGCCTCGCGCTGCGCTTCCTCGCCCAGCCAGCGAAGTTTCAGCTGCGGCTGTGAACCGCTGGTGATGACCGACATGCGCAGGCGGATGGTCTGCTCGCCCAGGCCTTCGAAAGGAATGACCTTGAAGTCGAGCCAGGCGGGCAGGGTTTCCTTGCTGCTTGCCTCAATCGAATCCATGGCGCTGCGGCTAGCGCGAGTCTCGCTGACGGCGTGGTCGCTTTCGGACGAAGCCTTGACGGTGATGGTGCGCACGGCTGCGATAGCCTTGGCGATGCTCATCACGGCGCCGTTCTCGTCGGTAGCGACCAAGTGCTGGTGCCAGTCCTCAATCCAGTCGCTCATGGTCTTCTGCACCAGAGCCTGGCCACATATGGCCTGTACGGCGGCGAACGCGGCCGAGGGCTTGAGTCGTAGCACCGCACGGTCGTCAGCGTGGCCTGGTAGGTCCGGCGTACCCAAGTTGAACAGCAATACGCAGGTCATGGCGTCCTGATCGATGAAGCCGCGGGCGTCTGGCGCTGCGCGCTCGACCACATAGGCGCCGAAGTCGACCAGAGAGTGGGTGGAGTAGGTGCCACGGAAGCGGTTGCGGCCTTCTTGGTACCGTTCCAGGTCAACCACGTTGAAATGCTGCGGCACCACAACGACCGGGCCTAAGGCGGGAAGGTCTCGGCCGGCGGCGGCAATGGTGGTTTCTTGGATGAGTTCTAGCGCTTCTTTAGAGAGGGACATGCGGGTTTTCCTTGGTGGGGTAGGGATCAAGTACGCGGATGGACCGGAGCTTCATCACGGTTGAAGAGCTGGTCGTGCTTCTCGGGGAACAGCGAAATGTTGCCGCCGGTACCGACGTACATCGGCGTGTCCAAGCTGGTGTTTTCGCTGCGATCACCGCGTTTGGTGGGCACCTTGTAGGCCAGCTTGTGCTTGATCTTCACCTGGTGGGAGTCACCGATCTGGCTGAAGTCCAGGGTGATGGTGATCTTGCCGGCCTTGCCGTGATCGACCACGCCGGCGGCTACTTCTGAGAGTGCGTGACCAATCTGGCTGGCGAATGCGCCGCCGTTGAGCTCCTGGAGGAACTCGGTAGTGTCTGTAGGTTTTGGCATTGCTGATGCTCCGAGAGGACAAGGCCGCTGGGCGGCAGATTGATGTATTGCTGGCGCCGGCCGTGCCGAACGCGTGCGGTGATGCGCTTCATGCTGCTTTCTGCTGACTCCATGCGCCGACGGCGGCAAAAATCTTTGCGGCCTCTGCCTCGTCGAGCGTCGTATCGGTAGGAATGGCGATCCAGCCAGCGGCTACCAGGTGATTAGGGTTGGCTGTTGCCCGCAGGTCTGTGTAGGTCGCTTGAATCACATCAGTGAGGTGCTCGGCCCGATAGTTACCTTGGGGCGCGACTTCGATCGATTTGTGGTACCGCTCGCCGAACTCAGTACGGCACAGCACGCTTAGGTAGATGGTCCAGCGGTGAGGGATATCGCACACAGCGTCAACGATTTGTCGGACGCGGATCTGCTTGAGGTTCTTCCAGTTGATCAGCACCTGCTGGCCGCTTGGATCGATGTTCACCACGGCGGCATGGTTTGCTGACACCAGGGCGCGGCAGGTTCGATCCAACCGGGCACGCATGTTGTGAGGCTTGCGCTTGCTCATTGCCGCAGTCCTTTGCTTGTAGCGCCGGCTTCCATCGCAGAGGCGAAGCGCAGCGCCGCTTGGTACGTGAACGCGAAGCCCTGAACCGTTCCCGTAGCCGAGTCGACTACATCCCAAGCCTGGCCCTGACTGGCGACTTGGAAGCGGGGCGCGCCGAGCTTTTCGCGAGCCTCGGCCCGAACAATTTGAGCGCGCTCGAGTAGGGCGGCGAGCACGGCCAACTTTTCCTGAAACGCAGGATGCATAGCAGTTCGCATAGGGTGATCCTCGAGGTTAGGCGTGAAGTTCGAGAACATCGGCGCGGCGGACAACCCGAACTTGGGCGGTGCGGCGCTCGGGAGCGCGGCGGTCCCGGCGCATGGGGTCGCTGTCGTTAATGGCAGCATGCATGGCTATGAGGCCGGCCAGCACGATGCACAGCGGGCTGATGATCTGCTGGCGCATGGCCTTGGTGACAGCTTCGATGCGCCGCCCGGCCTCCAGCTTGAACAGTGCAGCCTCGATACGGTTGGCCACGGTTCCAGGGGTGACCGCCATCTGCCGCGCGATCTCTTTGGTGGTCAGGCCCTGGGCAACCCAGAGCAGTGCTTCCAGCTCGCGGGGTGCCAGCGTTTTGCCAAGCTGGCCAGTCCATGAGCCGCAGGTGATCGTCTCCATGATTGTCCTCAGCAACCGCATTGGTCAGGCGTCAGGGCGGGTGACCAAACCCCCGCGCAGCCGATGGGCGCGGGCCTGGCGCCTGCCTAATGCGGTCGTATGTGAAGGGAAGGGGATGCCGATAATGCTCGGTTTGGTGAGCCTTACAGTTCATAAGGGTCACGGTGATGCGCTTTACGGTGTGTCTACATCGGGGTGTGATCTGCATGACGTTTGCCGCCCATTACTCTCGCGCTGGAAGACGGTACTCAGATCACACTCCGATGCAGCCTGCGACGGGGAGCAGGGCATCGGGCAGTTAACGTCAGGCTGACATGCCGCTGGATGTTAGGAGGTAGCCATCTTGACCAGGCGGCGAGCGCCGATTGTCTCGGCCCATTCCCAGCCGCGCCGCCATTCAACATTCGGGCGGTAGGAAATGCCGTAACCGGCCATGTAGTCGTTGTAACCGATGCGGAAATTGTTCGACTGCGGCAGAAGGTAGGCTTGGTATTCGCTCATCGTCTTGCCCTCCAGGGCGTTTGATTTCCCGTCTGGCCCTGTCGCCAAGGCCAGCCAGTGAAATCGGTATCGCTCAGCAAACCTGCGGGCCGACATGTCGAGCGAGGAAGCTTGCTGTGTTTCGTATCGTCCACCAGAACTCAATTGCCGGATTCACTCGGCGCCTAGTGGCTCGTCTGCTGATTGTTAAAGAGCGGTGAGGGCTGAACCTCTGCACTGCCAAGAATGCGTGTGCTTGAGCTAAATTTAGAAAACTAAACAAAAGTCGTCAAGCGATATTTTAGAAATCTAAACATCGAATTTGCGCCTTTCCAATCGCTGTCAAGACTTCCGGGCTTGTAGGACTTCGGCTAATCTGCTGTCATAACTGTATGGATGTACAGCAATAAGGAGGTCGCATGGCTAGGCAGAAGCAGCAACGAGAAGGTTCAGGAATGTCCGGGATAGAGCGCCTGGAGCTGAGGGTTTCCTCAATGATTAATCACCCCATTGCTCAACAGCAGCGATGGGTGACGATTCATCGGCTTGATACCGATGGAGAGCGTGAGTGGGGGGAGTTGATGAGGGCCCTTTCAGAGACAGACGGTCTTGAAATGGCCTTCAACGATGAGGACGAGTCGGTAACGCTCCAGTGGGAAGCGCTATCTGACGATGACCCAAGGGCTGAGCACATCGAGGAGTTTACTGCGATGGAAGAGCCGGCACCCTTCTAGCGCCGATTGGCCCGCAATCGCGGGCCATTCTGACTGGTCTTATGCCTTTTTGGCGTTCCAGATCAAAAGCACCTTGGCATGGATCGTCACATCGTCGATGCGAGCGGTCTGATTCTCGTAGTGGGGATTATCTGAGATGAGGCGGAAATAATCTTCGTCCAAACGCATCATCCTCTTGATATAGAGCTCCTGGTGCCAAGTGATCACGTAGATGCCTTCACCCACAAACTCATTGATCCCACGATCAACGATGACCAGATCCTTGTCGTTGATTGTACCTTCCATGCTCTGGCCCCAGCCGGTAATCATGGCTAAGGCGGTTGGGGAGGTGTAGGTGACGCCCTTCTCACGCAGCGTCTCCTCACGCACCACCAAGTTTCTGACCGCTTCGTTGTAATCCGCAGGCACCTGACCATGACCCATCGCGGCTCTCACATCGTACTGAGGGATGAGTATCTCGTCCTGCCTCGGGCGGAGATTGGAATACGCTGACGGTAGATATTCCTGGCTAGGAGTTGGGTTGTCGGCTTCGGCTGCAGCGGCCAGCATCACTTCGCGGGCCTTTTCGGACAGGTTCTTCCCTGCGCGCGAAGCCAGCATCTGTGCAACCAGCTCAGCGGTGCTGGACGCTGGTGCATCCGAATGTGCCGGTACATCGCCTGCGCTTCCAGTCCCATCCGAAAGCCATTGGGGCGAGCACTCAAGAGCTTTCGCCAGGGCGAGAAGGTTTTTGCCCTTGGCGCCGTTAGTTCCGTTGATCCAGAAGCTAACGGTCGCCTTGGACACGCCTGACAATTTGCTGAGGTCGGTGGAGCTGATGTCCAGCTCTCTCATGCGCCGCAGAACGCGATCTTTGAATTCCATATTTAGGATTCTAAACCTTAGTGAGTTTAGATAACTTGCCTTGTATTGTTAAGAACTCTAAACTCCCCGAGAACATCGGAGAGCCATCAATGACCTTTGACGAAGCCCTGAACCATTTCCGAACCGGCCGCGCCATCGGTGACGCTCTCGGTGTGTCCGGTAGTCGTGTTTCCCAGTGCCGGGCAGCTGGAGGATTTTCCTACCCAATGCAATGCGTATTGGAGAAGGAGTCAGGAGGCAAGCTTGTTGCTCGACGCCAAGACGTACCCGGGATCGGCCCCCTAAAGCAGGCGGGTTGACTGAGTGAAGTCTGATGTATCGCGGAGCGCATCAGTAGATGACTGAAACACCTGCGAATCCATCCAGTATCGGGATCGCAGACGAAAAAAAACCGCCTGGCAGGGCGGCTTTCTCTACATCATTTCAACGGGCCAAAGCATGACAAACATCGTCCCACTTGACAAGTCCAGGGGGTTCACCCGGATGGACAACCAGCTCATGGATGGCCTGTTGGCTATCGATCTCCCTGCACGAGAAATGAAGATCGTGCTGTACGTGGCCAAGGCCACCATCAACTTCGGGGCAGGTGCCCAGCGCATCCCGGCCACCGACATCGCCAAAGCCATACACGCTCATCCGGACACCGTGTCCAAGGCCATTTCCAGCCTGCTGCGTCGTCGCGTGCTGTTTCGTGAGGGTGGCGCTCGTGGCGATATCGGCGTCAATGACCCGAAAGACTGGGTCTATGTCACTGATCCGAAACAGACCAAAACCGCCGACTCGGCCCAAGTGGTCCGAATCGGCTCGGAGTCGAAACAGACCAAAACCGCCGAGTCCCTTCTTTATTCTAAGAAACAAACCCCCTATGTATTTCTTCCTTCGGAAGAAGATACATGCCCCCCCAGCGAAGCGGACGAGCCGCCGGCGAAAGCTGACCGCAAGACCCCATTCGGGAAGGCCGCCATGCTGGCCGATAATCCCCACGGCCTGGATGAATCGCTGATCGCTGACTACCTGGCTGTCCGCAAGGCCGCCAAAGCCCCGGTCACTGCCCGGATCTGGTCCGGACTGAACGCCAAGCTCGGGCAGTGCAAGGTCTTCGGCATCCAGCCTGCCCAGGCCTTGGAGATCGCGGTGGAGAGCGGCTGGCGAGGATTCGAGGTGGAATGGGTCACCAAGCGCGTTGGTGGCCAGACGCCTGCCAAAGCCAACCCCAATAGCCGTCATCACGGCTTCAACGAGCGCGACTACACCGCTGGCCTGGCCCCGCGGGAGGACGGTACCTATGCGATCTGAATCGGTGATCACCATGTCTGAGGTGAAGAACGCAGCTGGCTTTCGTGTTCAGCCCGCCCAGTGCGAACAGCACGGACCCTTTGAGCAGCGGGTGACCCTGTTGATGGGGCGCGAGATCGTCGGCCGCTGCCCAGACTGCGAGAAGATCGCCATCGCTGAGCGCGAGGCCAAGCAGCTGGCCGAGGAAACACGTCTGAAGCGTGAGGCCATGACCCGCAAGCTTGGCTCGGCGCTCATCCCGAAGCGGTTCGCTGACCGCACCTTGGCCAACTACCGGGTCGAGCACGAGGGCCAGCGCAAGGCCTTGGCCTACTGCACCAGGTACGTGGCGGCATTCGATGAGATCCAGCGCACTGGCCGGTGCCTGATGCTGTTGGGCCAGGTCGGTACCGGCAAGACCCATCTGGGCGCCGGCATGGCCAACGATTTGATGCGTAACACATCGGCCACCGCCGTGTACCGCACGGTAGGCGCTGTCCTGCAGGCCATCCGGGCGACTTACGACCGCCACAGCGAGCAGTCCGAGGCCGACATCCTGTCCAGCCTGATCGAGCCATCGCTGCTGGTGCTGGACGAAGTCGGTGTCAGCAAGGAGCAGCCGAGCGAGTTCGAGCTGACAACCCTGTTTTCGATCATCAACGGGCGCTACGAGCAAATGCGCCCCACGGTGGTGATTTCCAACCTGGAAGCCAGCCAACTGCGCCACGCGATGGGCGAGCGGTGTTATGACCGCCTGCGCGAGGGCGGCGGTGTGGTGGTGCCGTTTCAGTGGGAGTCTCACCGTGGCAAGGAGGAGTTCTGACCATGCGGCAAACCAAACTGACCAAGGCCGCGCGCGGCCGGGAGTGTCAGGTACGCATTCCGGGGGTGTGCAATGGCAATCCCGAAACTACCGTCCTTGCGCACTACCGCTTGGCCGGCACCTGCGGCGTGGGCAAGAAGCCACACGACCTGCAGGGTGCCTGGTGCTGCAACTCCTGCCATGACGCTTGCGACGGGCGCAGCAAGGCCGTAGATCGCGAAACAGCACGGCAGTATCACGCCGAGGGCGTCATGCGCACCCAGGCGCTGCTGCTCAACGAGGGGGTGCTCATCGCATGAAACCGGCAACCATGTCTGGGTTCAGCCCCAAGAAGTCCAGGGCCAAGCGCGTAGACCGCGAAGGTGCCGAGCAGGCCACCCTCATGACCGAGATCAAGCTGCGCTATCCAGAGGTGTACGCGAACCTTCATCACACCCCGAATGGTGGGCATCGCAGCTGGGCCGAAGCCAAGCGGCTCAAGGCCCAAGGCACCAAGCCTGGCATTCCTGATCTGCAACTGACGCTGGCCCGCGGCGGCTACTTCGGCCTGTTCATCGAATTCAAGGCCACCGTTGAGCCGGCACCTGTCTCGCCTGAGCAGTACGCCTGCATCGAGCGGCTGACTCGCGAGGGTTACCTGGCGGTCGTTTGCTACGGCCATTTCGACGCCATGGAGTGCTTGCGAGCCTACATGGTCCTGCCCAAAACCGAGGTAGTCCAATGACCAACACCGCTGCTGTGAAGATCAGCGATTCCGAGATCCGCCGGCAGGCCGCCGGGTCGGCGCGAGACTTGCGCAGCCTGGCAAGCAAGGGTCTGTATTTCCGCTTTCACCGGTCCCGAGATCGAGGGTCCTGGTACCTGGTCATCAAGGGCAAATGGCACCGTATCGGCTCATACCCAGAGCTGGGCGCCGCCAAGGTGGCCGCTGCGCTGCCGGATATTCGCCTGCGCCTGGAAGCGGGCGAGGGGTCTAGCCTGTCGAGCTGGGTACTGACCGGTGAATTGCTGACCTGGTTCGCTGAGCGCATGGCCCGAGACCGCAACCTGTCTGGCAAACGCAAGAGCACCGCTGCATCGGCCATCAAGCAACACCTAGTGTCGCGGCTCGGGCAAGTGCCGCTGGCCCAGGTCGATAAGCCGTTGCTTGACCGCGAGCTGATGTGGCCGCTGCAAGAGACACTGTCCATCGACTACGTGCGGTTGGTCTTCCAGCTGTTGGCTCTGGCCTTCCGGCAAGCCTTCAAGCTGGGCCACATCAGCTCAAACCCCATGGCTGGCATTCGCTTCGGGGACTTCTCGAAGGCCAAGGTCACGGTCAAGCCGTCGCGTCTGCGTGGCGTGCACCTTGAGGATCTGATGATCCGCATGAAAAGCACCCTGGCCAACCAGCCACAGCATGGCGTGCTGGCCCTGATGATGCTGTGCCACGGCACCCGACTGGGCGAAACCCGCCTGGCGCGCTGGAGCCACATCAGCCTGCCCGAGCGTGAGTGGTACATCCCGGCCGAGCACACCAAGACCGGCGTGCACCACCGTTTGCCCCTGACCGACCAAGTTCGGTTCCTGCTGATGGCCTACCGCGAGATCCAGCGCAATCAGGGCTATGACGGCGAGTTCCTTTTCCCAGGGCGCCAGGGCAAACCCATGAGCGAAGCCAAGGCATCGGCAGTCTTCACGGTCATGGGGCAGGGTGAGTGGACGAGCCATGACCTGCGCAAGCTGGCCCGCACAGGCTGGGCTGATCTGGGCGTTGACCACCTGGTGGGTGAGCTTCTGATCAACCACGCCATGGGCCATAACGTGAAGGTGTACATCCAGTCCGACATCATGGCCCGCAAGCGTGAGGCCCTGGAGAAGTGGCATGCACACCTTGATCAGAAGGGTTTCGGGTCGGTTCACGGCTTGACCGGCGATAGATCGATGGATTCATGGATTCTCTCGCGGGCCGCAGAGCGTGCGGGCTTCGGGGCACTTCCGGTATCCACCATAAGCGAGGATTTAAAATGACGAAAGTCGATCAGAGGCTGCAGCAGTTTGAAGCCTTCATGACTGAACTGAATGCGCAGCTGGTGCGCTGTGGGAAAGTCGCCCGATTCGCCGAGAGCCAGCGCGAATGGTGGTGGCTCGTCTGGGTTGCTTCCCGAGACATCATGGAGATCACAAACCCATTTCCCGCCCAGATGGGTGATCCCGATGCTGATTGGGCCCGGGAGGTTGCTGAGAAGTCGCTGCGCGCTCAAGGGCTGAAGGTGGTCGGTTGATGAAGAATCACGGCCCAGCGCTGCGAAAGGAGCGGGTCATCCTGGCCAGGTGCCCAGATTGCAACGGAAGGGCAGTGATCAAGGGCGTCTTCCATGAGTTGCCATGTGGCCGCTGCAATGCATCGGGCTGGCTGTCGGCCGTCACTGGCGAGCCACTGTCACTGGAAGAACTTGTCACGCAGCTGGGCCTGCGTGTGCATGAGCTGGAGCAGCAGGTTGATCGCCAGCGGCCTCCGCGCACCGAAGGTCCATCAACGCAGTACGAAACCAACAACCGCCGCGGCGCCGGCGGCACCAACTTTACCGGGGATTGATGACGATATGAAAAAACGAACCTATGTCGATAAGGCCCTGGGCGATACGGCTTACATGCTGGAGCAGTGGGGCTGGTGGCGTATGGATGGAATGGGGGTGCCGCAGTACGTTTGCCCTCTATATGCACTCATGCGGGAGAATGCTCCAGCAGAAGGTGGGGTGAAGCAGTACGTCATCACCGACGATCTAGCCTTGGCCGTGGACGGCGCCGTCTCAAGACTTTGCAAGCGCAACCCACAAATGGGGGGATTCGTTTGGCTGTACTTCGGGGCAAAGTGGCCAGCACTGCGGGTTGGTCGCCATCACCAGATGAGTGAGGCAAAGGCGCGTGAACTGATCAACACCGGCGTGGCCTGGATAGACTGTGCGCTCGAGCAATTGCGCGACGCTGCATAAAAAGCTTTCCGCGCGGATAAACACCTGTTTTCATAGCAGCGTGTCCAGCTTTGAGAAGCACGCGCCGATTCGACCCCCGGACCACGAGGGTCGATTTGAGTCGCTCACTTGAACAATAAACGTCCTCATCTTTCCTTCGTATGGTGAAAAAATGGAATTTACGAACCAAGAAAAATTGCTCGTCATAATGCTTGCTGATCTTCAACAAAGCTCAGGTACCCCTGGTAGCTTCGATGCTGATTTTGTAAAACGCATGGTGGCTGACGACCAAGGATGGGCTTTGACTTGGAAATACCCTCACACCTTCAAAAACAGTAACGGCAATCCGCCGGAAGTTGATTTTGTAATGGATGTTCTGGAGATGTGGTCGAATATAGAGGCTTCATTTGCTGCCCTTGACGCGGTTGAGCAAAAGCGACTGGTGGAAGTAGCTGGACCTAGAGGAAAGAGCGCTAAGTTTCGTGGGTTCGATGGGAATAATGAAAGCGAATACTTAGCACTCACTAAGATTTTCCTGAACGATCTAAATTTGTTTACAGAGCTGAGCGGTAGAGGGCTGAATTCTCATGCACCCATGGTTGACCGGTACGAGCGCATGCTAGAAGCGCATAACTCTGTCATGGAGTCAAAAAATAATGCTGGAAACTATGGGTTGCTCACCACAGATGAGATAGCTCAGATCCTGATAGCTTAGCAGCTGCGAGATCTATCCGAGCCCAGTCTGAGACTGGGTTTTTTGTATCTGAAAAAGCTGGAAGTTGATATCGGGGTGTTTCCCATCTCCAACAAATGCTTCCAAAATCGCCACAAGGACCATGTATGGACCCGACCGACCTCGGCCCAGGCACAGCCACCTGGCTGGGCGGAACGGGCACCATCATCCTGGGTGGCCTGTTGTGGCTGCGAAAGTGGCTCTCAAAGGATGCGACAGACCGCGCCATGGATAGCGCCGACATCGGAACTGTTCGCCGCCTCAATGAGCTGCTTGATTCCGAGCGCGAGGCTCGCAAGCTGGCAGAGGCCCGTGCTGATCAGTTCGCCCAGGAGCGTAACGAGCTGATCCGATCCATGGGCCAGCTGGAAGGCAACATCATCTCGCTCACCAGACAGGTTGAGCAGCTGACCACGCAGGTCACCGCGCAGAGCGAGGAAATCGCCAGGCTTCGCGGAAGGCTGGGAGGTACTACGTGATGGACCGATGTGCACTTGAGTTCATCGCTCGACGCTGGTGGCGCCGGGCAGAGGTCTGGGTGATCGCAGTCGTGCTGGTTGCGTCAGGCGGCTTCGGTGGCTTCCAGTTTGCCCACTGGTCATTGGCCGGTGCCTACCTTGAGCAGGTCGCTGAGATCCGCAAGGCGTACGACGAGGCCAGCTCACAGCGCGACCAGCGACTGGACGAGCTCACCCGCAAGACTGGCAGTGCTGCCGAGAAAGCTTCGAAGGCTGCGGCTACCGCAACCCAGGCAGCAGACAAGGCTGACGAAGCCCTCAACAAAGCACAGGCGGAGAGCCAGCAATGATCAAACTGACCGACACCAAGGGGAACAGTCACTTCGTCGCGCCCAGCGCCATTGCTCGAGTTCAAGAGGCCAGCACCAGCTCCCAGTGGCACGGGGTCTGCGCCATCGTTCACACCTTCGACGGGCAGACCCTCGAAGTGCGTGAGCGCTCAACCGATATCGCACAGCAATGCAGCATGCGACGGGCTGAATGATGGCCTGCAGCGGATGCGCCGCCCGGCGCGAGTGGATCAACAAGTGGACGAGGATAGCCCGTGAACGAGCAAGCAATCTTTTTGCTCCAGCAGATTCTGGAGCAGGAACAGAAGCAGACCGCGCTGCTGGAGACGATCGCCAGTCAGAACCTGGCACTGATCGAAGCGCTGGCCGACGGCGCCGATCCTGACCCGAGCGCCGAGCCCTCCACCTACTTGGATGGCTCACCATGCCGTTGAGGCCGCAGCGTCCCTGTCGCGCGCAGGGCTGCCGCTCACTGCACCGCAACGCCAACGGTCACTGTGATGCCCACGCGGAACTGGCAGCTGAGCAGGCTAAGGCCTGGACCACCCGCAAGGGATCTGGCCGTGGCGGGCGCCCGTGGCGACGCAAGCGTGAGCGCATCCTGCAGCGTGATCAGTACGTATGCCGTTGCGATGAGTGCACACGCCTGGGTCGGGTGCGTGAAGCGCATGAGGTCGACCACATCCTGGCCCTGGCCCATGCCGGGACCGACGATGATGGCAACCTCAGGGCAATCAACCGCGACTGCCACCGGGCCAAGACCCAGCAGGAGTCGAAATCGGTCAAAAAATGACCGAAAAGGGCCAGTAATGAGGCCGATTCCCATTTAGGGGAGGGGGAGGGTCCAAAGTCTGAGGCCTTCAACGCGGACACCGCGCCCTCAATCGTTTTTTTACACCCGCGAAATATAAAGTTTAGTGGAGGCGCCGATGCCAGGGGTTGCCGGGCGCTCCGGCCGTCGCCCAAAACCCACGGCCCAGAAGGCGCTGGCCGGGAATCCTGGCAAGCGCAAGCTGAACAAGGATGAACCGGACTTCGCTCTGGTGACCAACGTCGATCCGCCGGAATGGTTGTGCGAGCACGCCACTCGCGTGTGGCAGATGCTGGTGCCGGAGCTGCTCCGCGCTAAGGTTCTCGCGCTCACTGATATGCACAACGTCGAGGCGTTTTGTACTGCCTACGGCAACTGGCGGATGGCTCAGGAGGCTGTGCGCACCCACGGCATCGTCGTCGCGGGAGCCACAGGCGGCCCGGTTAAGAATCCGGCACTCACCGCTGCCAACGAAGCGATGCGCCAGATGGTCACCTTCGGCTCAATGCTGGGGCTGGACCCGGCCAGCCGTACGAGGATCATCGGCGGCAATAAGCAGAAATCCACCAACGAGTTCGCAGCCCTACTGAGTTCCTGATGGCCAGAGCCAAGTACACCAACGTCGACAAGGCGATGGCGTGGGCAAGGTCCGTCCTCAAAGGAAAGTTTCCCGCCTGCCTCTTCATCCATCAGGCGATTGAGCGGCACTTCGATGATGTGGCGGCCAGTCGCTCGAAGGACTACCCGTACAAGTTCGATCCGGCGAAAGCCGAGAAGAAGCTGCGCCTTATGCAGCTTCTGCCGCACACCAAGGGTGAATGGGCGTTCAAGCGTCAGCTGATCACTCTTGAGCCGTGGCAGCTGTTCGGCATTGCCTGCACCTTCGGCTGGGTCCGGAAGAAGGGCGGGTACCGGCGCTTTCGCGAAAGCTACTGGGAAGTGCCGCGCAAGAACGGCAAGTCGGTGATCGCCGCCGGCGTCGGCATCAGCATGTTCGTTGCCGACAATGAGTTTGGTGCCGAGGTCTATTCCGGCGCGACGACGGAAGCGCAGGCTTGGGAGGTATTCCGGCCGGCCAGGCTGATGGTCAGTCGCTCGCCAATGCTGATGGAGGCGGCAGGTATCGAGGTCAACGCCTCGAACATGAACATCCCGTCGAACGGCAGCCGCTTCGAGCCGTTGATTGGCAACCCTGGCGATGGTGCTTCGCCTTCGTGCGCGATCGTGGACGAGTACCACGAGCACGCCACTGCAGCCCAGTACGACACAATGCTCACTGGCATGGGGGCTCGCAGGCAGCCGCTGATGTTCATCATCACCACTGCTGGTGCGGATATTGAGGGGCCGTGCTACGACAAGCGGCGCCAGGTCATCGAAATGCTGAACGGCACCGTTCCTGACGACGAACTGTTCGGCTACATCTGGACCTTGGACGAGGGCGACGACTGGACCGACCCGAAGAACCTGGCCAAGGCCAACCCCTGCATGGGTGTGTCGGTGTTTCAGGAGTACCTGGAGAGCCAGCTGGCCCGGGCAATACGCTCGGCGCGCTTCACCAATACGTTCAAGACCAAGCACCTGAACCTTTGGGTGACCGCGAAATCTGGCTTCTTCAACATGGAGAGCTGGAAGACTTGCGAGGACAAGACTCTCACCGTCGAGCAGTTCGAAGGCCAGGAGTGGATTGCCGGATTCGACTTGGCCCGCAAGCTGGACATGAACTCCAGGGCCAGGCTTTTTTGGCGAGAAATCGACGGAAAGATCCACTATTACAGCGTGGCGCCGGCTTTCTGGGTTCCCGAGGATACCGCCAACGACGTCGACAACAAGCGCATGACCGAGCGATTCCAGGCTTGGGTGAACACCGGGCACCTTGTCACCACACCTGGTGCCGAGGTGGACTACCGGGAAATCCTTGAGGACACCAAGGAGGCCAACAAGCTGGCGCCGATTCGGGAAAGCCCGATCGACCCGCACGGTGCCACCGGCCTCAGCCACGACCTGGACGACGAGGGCTTCAACCCGATCACCATCACCCAGAATTACACCAACATGTCCGACGGCATGAAGGAACTGGAAGCGGCGATCGAGGCGGGGCGCTTTCACCACGACGGCAACCCGATTATGACCTGGTGCATCGGCAACGTGATCGGCAAGCATTTGCCGGGCAACGACGACGTGGTGCGCCCGATCAAGCAGGGCGAAGACAACAAGATCGACGGCGCTGTAGCGCTGATCATGGCCATAGGCCGAGTCATGGCGCAGACCCAGTTGGGTAACAGCGTCGACAACTTCATGGACGCCATTCGGAACCCAATCTACTGATGAACGCCGCGACGATCCTCTATCTGGTCACCGCGCTGCTGGGCTTCGCCCTGATGGTGGCGGGTGTATTCATCCTGGCCGGTACCGGCTGGTCTCTCATCACTGCCGCATGCAGCCTGTTCTGCATTGCGGCCTTCGTTCGTCGGGGGCTGATCAGTGGCTAACTCACTCACGCGGGCGCTGGGCGCTGCAGCCAGCCGGCCCAGGGCGAGTATCAGCGACTGGGTGGGCAAGAAAATCCGGTTGAGCGACGGTGGCTTCTGGAGCAGCTTCATTGGCGCTCAGTCCAGCAGCGGCAAGTCGGTCACCGTCGACAAGGCGATGCGGCTGTCGGCGGTATGGGCTTGCGTGCGGATCATCTCCACCTCGGTTGCCGGCCTGCCGCTGAACATCTATCGTCGCCTGCCTGATGGCGGGCGCGAAAACGCCAGGGATTTCCGCTTGTACGACGTGCTGCACACCAGCCCGAACGAGGACATGGCCGCTTTCCAATTCTGGCAGTCGGTAGTGGCCTCGATGCTGTTATGGGGCAATGCGTTTTGCGAGATCCACCGGGCCGGGGGCAGGGTGATTGCCCTCGATTTCCTGCAGCCCTCGCGGGTAGACGTGGAAGCCGACGACGGCGGCCGCCTGATCTATTACTTCAGGCCTCGCAAGGGGCCCCGGCGCCAGATCGAACGGGCAGACATGCTGCACATCCCGGCCTTCACCCTGGACGGCCGGATGGGCATGTCCGCGATTCGCTACGGGGCCGATGTGTTCGGGGCAGCGATGTCGGCGGATGACGCGGCCAACAGCACATTCAAGAACGGCATGATGCCGACCGTGGGTTTCTCGGTCGATCGCACCCTGACACCCGCCCAGCGGGAAGATTTTCGCGAGTACGTGAAGACCATCAGCGGTGCGCTAAACGCCGGCAAGAGTCCTGTATTCGAACAGGGTGTGAAACCCGAGCAGTTAGGCATCAAGCCTGCCGATGCCCAGTTGCTGGAGTCCCGCGGACACAGCGTCGAGGAGATCTGCCGCTGGTTTGGCGTGCCGCCCTGGATGGTGATGAAAACTGACAAGGGTAGCAACTGGGGCACGGGCCTGGAGCAGCAACAGATCGCGTTTCTGACCTACTGCATCATGTCCTACACCGCGCCGATTGAGCAGTGCATCAACAAGTTCTGCCTGACAGCAACCGACCGCATCAACTATTACGCCGAGTACTCCCTGGAAGCGTTCCTGCGCGCCGACAGCGCCGGCCGCGCCGCCTACCTCAGCACTATGGGCCAAAACGGTTACATGACCCGCAACGAAGGGCGCCGCAAAGAAAACCTGCCAAGCATGCCAGGCGGCGACGTGCTGACGGTGCAATCCAACCTGGTGCCGCTGGACCAGCTCGGCAAGCAGGACACCCAGGAAGCCGCCCGCAACGCTTTGAAAAACTGGCTCGGCGAGTCGAGCAACGCCTCTCAGGAGTAACCCATGAAGCACAAGATTCAATCTCGCGGCCTGCGCAGCGAGGTGAGCCCGCGCGCGCTCGATAAATGGAATCCGGCCATCCAGGCCGCCGTCGAGAGCACCGCCGAGACCATCACCATTTATGGCGTGATCGGCGAGGACTGGTACGGGGAGGGCGTCACCCTCAAGCGCATCGACGCGGCGCTGCGGGCCATCGGCGAACGTGATGTGACTGTTTACATCAATTCGCCCGGCGGCGACATGTTCGAAGGCATCGCCATTTACAACCGCCTGCTCGAGCACAGCCACAAGGTCACCACCAAGGTGCTCGGTATGGCGGCCAGCGCTGCGTCGATCATCTACCTGGCCGGCGCCGAGCGCCAAGTAGCTAGCAGCGCCTTCCTGATGATCCACAACTGCTGGACGTTCCTCGCCGGCAACCGCCACTACCTGCATGACGTGGCCGACGACATGGAAGAGTTTGACGCCGCCATGGCCGACCTCTATGCCGAGACCAGCGGCCAGACGCCCGAAAGCATGGCGGAGCTGATGGATGACGAGACGTTCATCCGTGGCAAGCGCGCCGTGGAGCTCGGCCTGGCCACCAGCATCCTGGCTGCAGGCGAGGTCACCGAGCGCGAGACCGAAGAGTCCGCTCAAGCCAATGCGCTGAAAGCCATGGATACGGCTCTTGCCAAGGCCGGCATGCCTCGGTCCGAGCGCCGCGAATTATTCGCCAGTTTCAAGTCCAGCATGCCTCGCGCTGCTGGCGGGGGTACGCGTAACGCTGCCCCGACCGACAAGCCGAACGCTGTCGCGCCAGACCTCTCCGCCTCACTGAGCGCGGCAACCAATCTCTTGAACTCTCTGAAAGGTAAATGACCGTGGACTATGAAGCCCAAGTCAAGGAAATCAACGCCGCCCTCAAGGGGATCGGCGACCAAATCAAAAGCCAGGCCGAGGCAACCGAAAAGCAAATCAAGGCCTCCGGCACGATGAGCGAAGAAACCCGCGCCAAGGTGGACGAGTTGCTCATCAAGCAGGGTGAGCTGAACGCACGCCTGGGCGAAGCCGAGCAGAAACTCGTCAACGCCAGCCGTGGCCAGCAGCATCAAGAAGAGCCGCAGAAGTCGGTCGGCGCCCTGGTAATCGAGAGCGAAGAGATGAAGGACATGAACTCGTCCTTCCGCGGCTCCCGCCGGGTATCGGTTCCTCGCGCCGCGATCACCACTGCCACCGGTGGCAGCCTGGTCGCGCCTCAGCGCCTGGACACTATTGCCGCGCCGCCTCCGCGCCGTCTGACCATCCGCGATCTGGTGGCGCCCGGTACCACCGAGTCGAACTCGATCGAGTACATCCGCGAAACCGGCTTCACCAACAATGCGCGCACGGTTGCGGAAAACACGGCCAAGCCGTATTCCGATCTGACATTCGCACTGGCCACTGCCAATGTGCGCACCATCGCGCATCTGTTCAAGGCCAGCCGCCAGATGCTCGACGACGCCAAGGCACTGAAGAGCTACATCGACGGCCGCGCCCGCTACGGTCTGATGATGGCCGAGGAAGCCCAGCTGCTGTACGGCAGCGGTACCGGCGCCAACCTGCAAGGGCTCATGACCGTCGCTCAGTTGTACGCCGCGCCCACTGGTGTGACCGTGGTCGGCGAGCAACGAATCGACCGCCTGCGCTTGGCGCTGCTGCAGGCCGAGCTGGCCGAGTTTCCATCGGACGGCATCGTGCTCAACCCCATCGACTGGGCGGCGATCGAGCTGACCAAGGACGGTGAGGGCCGCTACATCATCGGCCAACCGCAGGACGGCACCACGCCCCGCCTGTGGAACCGCCCTGTCGTCTCCACCCAGGCTATGACTCAGGACGACTTCTTGGTCGGCGCTTTCAAGCTGGGCGCGCAGATATACGACCGCATGGAAATCGAGGTGCTGATCTCGACTGAGAACGACAAGGACTTCGAAAACAACATGGCGACCATCCGTGCTGAAGAGCGCCTGGCCTTCGCGATCTACCGCGAGGAAGCGTTCGTCACCGGCCCGCTGACCGGCAGCGGTTCGTAAACTTTCCATGTCGAAGGCGCCAGCAATGGCGCCATACAGGAGCTATCCCATGGCTAGAACTAATAAACAGGACAAATCCAGCGCGGCACCTGATCGGGCAGCTCCAGCCCCAGCTGACCAATCCACCGACTCGCAGCCTGGCGGCAGTGACGTCACCATCGTCGAGAACGGCGCGGGCAGTGCGGGAATCGCCGAGCCCGGCGTTGAACCAAATGCCAACATCACGCAGGTGGTGGGAAACTCGGCTACAGCGCTGCTGGCAGACCTGCCCTCAACCGTCGACGCTGACAATACCGGCGCCTCGCCGAGCCAACCGGGCGATGCCGGCACCGCATCGGATTTCAACGCCGATGAGAGCGCCTCGAGTCCTGCGGCGGAGGTGAACCCGAGCCAGATCGAGGTCTACCCGCTGCGCTCGTTCATGGACGAGGGTGAGCTGCGCTGCCGCGGCGGGCCGAGCTACCTGGTACCGCGACTTCACGCCGAAGAGCTCGAGCTCCGCAATCTGATATCCCGCACTCCACTGGAGGAGTGAGCCATGTCAGTGATCGATATCGAAATGGCCATGCACCACCTTCTCGCCGAACCTGAAGACCAGGTCTTGGTCCAGGCGCAACTCGATGCGGCGGAGGAGGCGGCCATGCAGTTCCTTAACCGCCGCTTTTACCTTGACCAGGTGGCGCTTGATGCTGCCCGCGCTGGCGTGCCAGCGGCAATGCAGCAAGCCACGGAAGCCAATGCAGATGCCTTCGCTGCGGCTGACGCGGAGGAAGATCACACTCTGCGCTGCCGTCTGCTCGAGCACGCCCGCCAGGCGCTGGCAGACGCCTACGATCGGGCCGACTCCATCGCCTACGGCATGGTGCTAAACCCTGCCATCCAGGCGGCTTGCCTGCTCAAGCTGGGCCACCTGTTCGCCAACCGCGAGGATGTCGTCACCGGCACGATCGCAACAGAGCTACCGCTGGCGTCCCAGCACCTGCTGATGCCGTACCGCATCCGGATGGGTGTGTGATGCAGGCCGGCAAGCTCCGGCATCGCATTGACATCCAAGAGCACACGACATCCCGCGACCCGGTTACGGGCGAGTATGGCGAGCCTCAGTGGATCACTCGGTGGGGGCGGTGCCCGGCGCGCGTCGAGCCACTGTCCTCGAAGGATCTGCTGGCGGCCAAGGCTGCCCAGACTGAAGCTACAACCCGGATGGTCATCCGCTACCGCCAGGGTGTGGTCAGTGAAATGCGCATCATCTATCGGGACGAGGTGTACAGCATCGAAGGCCCGCCGCTTGAGGATGCTGGGTCGGGCCTGGAGTACTTAACGCTGCTGGTATCAAAGGGGGTGCGTGATGGCTAATACCATCGAGTTCAGCTTGGTGGGCCTGGATAACCTTCTGGGAAAACTGGACGCAGTGAGCTACGACGTGAAGCGCAAGGGTGGTCGCGCTGCCCTGCGCAAGGCTGCTCAGCTGATCGCACAGAAGGCCAAGGAAGGCGCCGAGCGGTTGGACGACAAGGACACAGGGCGCTCGATCGCGGACAACATCGCGCTGCGCTGGAACGGCCGCCTGTTCAAACGCTCGGGCGACCTCGGCTTTCGGATCGGAGTGCAGCACGGCGCTGTGCTCAGCGACGGCGGCGACCTCAGTGCGAACTCACCGACCCCGCACTGGCGTCTGCTCGAGTTCGGTACCGAGAAGATGGCGGCGGCCCCGTTCATGCGGCCGGCGCTGGCGGACAATATCAGCGAGGCCACCAATACCTTTCTCACCGAGTATGAAAAGGCGATCGACCGCGCCATCCGGCGTGCGGCCAGGAGGTCACAGAGTTCATGACGCCGCCAATCTTCCAAGCCTGCGCCGCCAGCGCGGCCGTTACAGCGTTGCTCGGCAGTGGTGCCGACCTCCGCCTCTATTCGTTTGGCGAGGCGCCCCAAGGCGTCGCTAAACCCTACGCGGTGTGGCAACTGATCGGTGGCAGGCCGGACAACTACTTGGCCGGACGGCCTGACGTCGACAGCACACGCATGCAGGTCGACGTGTACGGCGCCACCTCCACCTCGGCACGGCAAGTCCGCGACGCGATCCGGGAAGCCATTGAACTGCGCTCCTACATCACCCGGTGGAGTGGGGAGGGACGCGACCCGACCACCAAGAATTATCGAGTCAGCTTCGACGTGGACTGGATAGTCCCCCGCTGATCTGGCCAGCACGCTCGGTGCAGTTACCGTTTCCGGCCTAACGGCCGACTCAATACGCAGCCTAGGCCTGTACAGCCGAACGGTGGATGTTCGTTCATCCGTCCGCCCCGGCTGCGTTCCTTTTCGCCTGATGAACGAGATGACACCGATGAACGACAGCAACGTAATTCCATTCCACTACAAGGGCCAAGCCGTACGTTTCAATAGCGACGGCTGGATCAACGCGACCGACGTGGCCAAGCGATTTGATAAAAAGCCCGCTGAATGGCTCAGGCTTCCTGACTCAATCAGGTACATGGAAGCCTTGGCGCGGCACTTAAATGTGGGGGAATCCCACCTTTTAACGCGAACCAGTAAAGGCCGCACTGGCGGGACATGGCTTCACCCTAAGCTGGCCGTGTCCTTCGCGCGCTGGCTTGACGTGGACTTCGCCGTCTGGGCAGACCTGCACATCGATGCACTCCTGCGCGGCGAGCTGAACGAGAAGCAACAGTTCGAACGAGCCTGCCGCGCCCTCAGCGACGGCCAGCAGGTCGCCAGTCTATCTGGCCGCGAGCTGGCCCGCTGGAAAGGCCGCAGGCCCTTGCTTGAACATCAGGTCGACTACTGGCGCGAACAGCTGCAGCTGACCCTCGGCCTCGACGCGGCCTAACCGCCTGCCCAACTGAACCCATGACGAATCAAAGCCCGCCAAGCGCGGGCTTCGTTGTTTCTGGTGCACAAAAACAGCCGCCCACGGCGAGCTTCATCCGATAGGAGATAACCATGTCCGTTTTGACCCAAGGCACCAAGGTTTATGCCCTGGTACCGCCAGCTTCCGGTTTCGGCCCGCACGTTGTGATGCAGATTGAGTGCGCCACGGCTTTCAACCCCGGCGGCTCGCCTAAAGAGCAGATCGAGGACACCTGCCTGGAAGACAGCGAACGCAGCTACAAGCCTGGTTTGCGCACGCCAGGTCAAGCTTCGCTGACCATCAACGCTGACCCCAGCAATGCAAGCCACATCCGCCTGCATCAGTTGGCTGAAATGAACGGCGATACCACAATGAAGTGGGCTGTTGGTTGGTCCGATGGCACTGCAGCTCCCACTGTGAACTCCGCTGGCGATGACTTCGAGTTGCCTGATACCCGTACCTGGTATGTTTTTCAGGGCTACGTGTCGGACTTCCCGTTCGATTTTGCAGCGAACTCAGTGGTCAGCACCGCTGCCACCATCCAGCGTTCGGGCGGGTCGGCGTGGATCCGTAAGAAGGCAGGCGCGTGATGGAACTCAGTATCTCCAACCTCAAGAAATCCAACGCCTTCACGGCCCGTCCGGTCGCTAAAGAGCTTGAGTGGAACGGCAAGAAGTTCACTTGCTACGTGCGTCCGCTCTCCTACCAAACGGCCGTTGGCGACATCGCTGCGCATCGCGGCGCTGATCCGCTGGCGTGCCGGATCGCATCGAGCATCTGCGATGCCGATGGCAAAGCGGTGTTCACTGTGAGCGACATCACGGGCGAGGCCGATCCGGAGAAGGGCGCGCTCGATCCTGACCTGACCAACCTGCTGCTGATCGCCATCGGCGAAGTGCAGAACGGTGCAGGGCAGGGAAAGAAGAAGCGCTAGAGCCGCTCGATGAGCTGTGGTGCGAGCTGGTGCTGAACGGGATAGGCGGCCGCACCATTGCCGAGGCGCAGGAGAGCATGACCTATCCCGAGTTCCTTACGTGGGTGAAGTACCGGCGCCTACGCGGGTCGCTCCACCCTGGCATGCGCTTTGAGATCGCCCTGGCGCAGTTCCAGGCCAACTACTTCAACGGCAAAACGGCTAAGGGCTCACCTACTCTGTACCAGCAGGACTTCGCACCGCACATGGACCCACGGGAGCAGACGCTCGAGGAGGCGATGAATACGTGGTAATTGGGCGCCGCTCACGTGGATGTTAGATTGTGAGATTTACGCAAGGATCTGCTGATGACCACAATCAAATGCCGGAAATGCTCAGCTCACTTTCCATCAAGCGACCAAGTTTGTCCGAGCTGTGGCAGTCGCGCTATGTCAGTGCCTGCGAAGTGGTTAGCGTTGGGATTGTTAGGCGTGTCTTTGATCGGGGGGAGTGCACTTCTGGCAAACCGGGGGAAAGAGCAGGTGACCGGCCCCTCTGAGGCTCGAATCATGGGAACGGCATTTTCAGTTGTTCGGGCAAGCCTCAAGGATCCCGGTAGTGCACAGTTTGGACCTGCAAAGCGCTACGTTGCAGCCAACCAACAGAGCGTTGTCTGCGGTACTGTGAATGCCAAAAACAGCTTTGGCGGCTACATCGGCGTAAAACGGTTCGTATATGGCTATGAATCGAACTCGCTAGCGTTTGAGGATTCTCCAGATTTTCCCAGCCTCTGGGGATCTCTGTGTAGGTCGTAAATAACCCAACCCGCTCCGGCGGGTTTTTTTTGGGCTGGAGATTTTATGGCGGGCTCGCTAGGTACGTTGACCCTGGACCTGATCGCCCGTATTGGCGGGTTCACTGGGCCCATCGATCAGGCGGGTCGTGCTGCCAAAAAGTCATCGAAAGAAATCACGGATGCGGCCAATCAGGCACGGCTTGCCTGGAGTGCTTTGGGCGAGGTCGCCGCTGGAGTTGTGGCTGGTCTGTCGGTGGCAAGCATTTTTGGTCGATTCATCACTGAGACCCGAAATGCCGAAAAAGAACAGGCCCAGCTAGGTGCAGTGTTACGGTCTACTGGTGAGTCGGCAGGGTACAACCGTGACCAATTGAATGAGATGGCATCGGCCCTGGAAGCGGCGACTACCTTTTCCGGTGGCGATATCAATCAGGCTGAGACTGCGCTGTTGGCGTTTACGGGAATCGTAGGGAATCAGTTCAACAGGGCGCTCAAGGCTGCCGCTGATATGGCCGCGCGTACTGGCATGACTGTTCAAGCAGCAGCCGAAACGATTGGCAGGGCTCTGGATGTGCCATCCAAGGGGCTCACTGCGCTTAGCAAGCAAGGCTTCAGGTTCACCGATGAGCAGAAAAAGCTGGCTGCGGCCATGGAGTCCACAGGTAACATAGCTGGCGCTCAGGGTATCGTGCTCGACTCTCTTGAAGAGTCGTACTCTGGCGCTGCAGCTGCTGCCCGCGACACTTTCGGCGGTTCCCTTGACGCGCTGCAAAACACGATCTCCGGTCTGCTCACTGGGGAGGGTAGCCTGGATGGCGCCAAGAATGCTGTTGAAGCGCTGAACACTGTACTTTCCAAGCCGGCGACCAAAGAGGCGGTCGACTTACTCGCTCAAGCGGCAGTCGTGCTAGCGGGTGTGTTGACGGTGAGACTGGCTGCCGCAGCGACATCAAGCGCGGTGGCGTTTATTGCCGCTCAAGTCGAGGCCGCCCGATATCAAGCCACGCTTGCCAGGATGTCAGGGGTATCCGCAGCAGCTGCGGTCGGCATCACTTCTGTTGGGGTTGCTGCCCGGGCTGCCTCGGCTGCAATGTCTCTGCTCGGCGGACCAGCTGGCGTTGTTATAGCGGCCGGTGCCGCGCTGGCCTATTTCGTTGGTAAAGCGAATGAGACCAAGCAGTCCATCCTCAACATTGGGGTACCCCTGGATGATCTGACCGAGAAGTTCAGGGCGCTGGGTCGTGACCAGAAGGTCGCCCAGCTTGCCAAGTACACAGAGGAATTCGAACGGGCTACGCAGGACCAAGCGGATGCCTATGACACGCTCATGAAGCGAGTCAACCGTGATCTCGGCAGTTCATTGTTCCCCAGAATCCGCCAAGAGTTCGATGATGCTTACGCATCGGGTCAGCCTCTCTCAGCCGTGATCGAGGATCTATCCCGGCGTTTCCGTCTCAAGCCGGAAGCGCTACAGGCCTGGGTTGCGCAGGCAGGGGCGGTGGCTGACGCGGGCGACAAGGCTTCATATGCCGCCGATCTCCTCAATCGATTGACCAATGAGCTCAACGCCAACACGGCTGCCGCCTCCACGAACGCGACCGCAGTGCCCGAGCGATCGAAGGTTTACGACGAGCTTTCCAAGAAAATCAAAGAGCAGCTAGTCCTGGCAGGTAAGCGCACCGAAGCTGACAAGCTCCAGGCCAGGATTAAAGCGGGGCTGGTCGACGGTTTGAAGGAAGGCGAGGGCGAACTTCTGGTCGCTGACCAACGCCGCGCGGATGCTGCCATCAAGGCAGCGGAGGCAAGCAAAAAGGCTGACGAAAGTGCGGCATCTCGTGCCAAGTCTGCTGCTGAAGCTATCCGAAAGCGCGGCGAGGATGCCGAGGAAAGCTACCGTCGCCAGATCGCGCTCATCGACGAAACCAGCGGCAAGCAGGGCAAGGCTACCGAGGTCGCCAAACTCGCCTTCGAACTGGAGACCGGCAAGCTCAAGGGCGTGTCCAGCGAGCGGCGCAAGGTGCTGCAGGGGTTGGCCGAGGAGCTCGACGCCAAGGTCAAGCTGCAGCGCCAGAATCGCGAAGACCTAAAGCTCGCCACCTACGCAGCCAACCTCAAGGACAGCAACACCGTAGTTCGGCAGGGCTTCCAGCTGGAGATCGCTGGCGCTGGCCAGGGCGATAAGCTGCGCGAGCGGATGCGCGACAACCTCGCCATCGAGCAGGACTTCGTCAAGCAGCGCGACGAGCTGTATCGGCAGTACAAGGAAGCGGATCTGCTCGGCGACCCAGACGCCGAAGAACGATACAGCAAGGAAACTGCGCTGCTCGAGGAGGCGCTGGCCGAACGGCTGGTCATCCAGCAGGACTATTACAACCAGCAGGACGAGCTGCAGCAGGACTGGCTCACCGGCGTACAGGATGCCTGGGCCAACTATGTCGACGCTGCGACCAACTATTCGGCCATCGCAGCTGATGCGACGACGACCATGCTGGGAAGTGCTCGCAGCGAGTTGGGTGGTTTCCTGTCTGATGTGGCCACGGGGTCCAAGGACGCCGGTGATGCGCTGGTGAATATGGTCAGCGGCTTCGGCAAATCCTTGATCGATACGCTGGCCGACATGGCGGCGCAGTGGCTGGTATATCAGGCCGTCCAATTACTGGTCGGCAAGAGCACGCAGTCGGTCGCGGCCATGGGCATGGTGGCAAATGCGCAGGCGACCTCGTTCCAAGCGCAGCTTGCTGCCTATGCATCCACTGCCGCGATCCCTGTCGTCGGCCCGGCCCTGGCGCCTGGTGCAGCGATGGCTGCAGCCATGGCCACGGCACCGATGGTGGCCGGTGTGGCATCCACATCCCTCATGGGTATGGCTCACAACGGCCTCGACAACATTCCGCGAGAGGGCACCTGGCTCCTCGATGGCGGCGAGCGGGTGCTGAACCCGAACCAGAACCGCGACCTGACCCAGTACCTGCGCAATGCGAATGAAGCTGGCGCGGGCCCCGGCGGAGGCGGCGGCATCACCATCCATGCGCCGGTCACAGTCCAGGCCCAGCCAGGCATGAGCGACGATGCCGCGCGTCGTCAGGGTGAAATGATGGCCAGAGGGCTGGAGGAGCAGATGGAACAGGTGATCTACAAGGCCACTCAGCAGGGCGGAATTCTCTGGAGGAAGTGATGGCAGAAACGTTCAGCTTCTGCACCCGGGTGGGTGCAACTGGCGAGATCAAGCAGCGAGTCTGGGAGAACGACTTCGGCGACGGCTACAGCCAGTCCGGTGGTACCGGGATCAACAACATGACTCAGGAGTGGTCGCACAAGGCCGTGGGCAGCCTCGCCGCTGGCCAGGAGCTACGCCTGATGCGCGACTTCCTCGACCGGCACGAAGGCTACAAGTCCTTCTTCTGGACGCCGCCGGGCGGCACTCAGGGCCGGTACAAGGCCAACGGCTACAAGCTCGACCCGAAAGGCGCCGGGCTCTTCGAGATCAGCTTCACAATGAAGCAAACATTCACCCCCTACTGACCCCGCACTGCGGGGTTTTTCTTTCTGAGGCCCCATGACATTCGAATCCGATATCCAGAAGCTCGAGCCGGGCAACCAGATCCGGCTGTTCGAAGTGGACGCGACGCGCCTGGGCGGCAACATCATGCGCTTTCACGGTCACGCCCAAGAAGCCGACATCATCTGGCAGGGCCAGCTGTACTCGGCGATGCAGCTGGAAGCCAAGGGCTTCGACATCCGAGGCGATGGCCGACCTGCCACGCCGACTTTGCAGCTGGTCAACGAAATTGACGGGGTGCGGGGCGCGGTCACTGCGCTGTGCTTGGCCCTGAAGGACCTGGTGGGCTCCAAGGTCAGGGTCATCGAGACCTTCCGCCACTTCCTGGATGCTGCGAACTTCCCGGACGGAAACCCCGATGCGTCCAACCAGGCCCGGGAAAACCTCTGGTACATCGAGCAGAAGACCGACGAAGACCGCCAGCAGGTGACCTTTCAGCTGTCCAGCCCGCTGGACATGGGCGGCGTCATGCTGCCGGCTCAGCAGATCACCAAGCTATGCCGCTGGGCCTGCCGTGGGCAGTACCGGGGCGAGGCCTGCGCCTATACCGGCGCTGCCATGTACACCAAGCAGGACGAGCCCACTGACAACCTGGCGCTCGACCGCTGCCCGGGGCGCTGGAAGAGCTGCAAGCTTCGCGGCAACACGCGCCGCTTCGGCGGCTCCATGGGCGCAAGCCTGATCGTCAGCTCGAGGTGATCAATGCGTATCAACCAGACACTGCAGGCCGCGATCCGCGAGCATGCAGAACGCGCGTACCCGGCCGAAGCGTGCGGGGTGCTGATCAAGACCGGCCAGGGCCGGACCTATGTGCCGTGCCGCAACCTGGCGAAAACTCCGCGGGAGAACTTCCGCCTTCACCATGAGGACTTGGCAGACGCCGAGGATCAGGGCGAGCTGCTGGCGATCGTGCACAGCCATCCTGATGCTGCGCCTACGCCCAGCATGGCAGACCGGGTGAGCTGTGAACTGCATGAGGTGCCTTGGGGGATCGTCGGCTGGCCAGGTGGCGACATGCAGTGGTTCAAGCCGTCAGGCTACCAGGCCCCGCTGCTGGGTCGCGAGTTCGCCCATGGCCTGCTGGATTGCTGGGCAGCCTGTCGCGACTGGTACACCCGCGAGGCCGGCTTGATGCTGCCCAACTTCGAGCGCGATGACCTCTGGTGGGAGCATAAAGACGGCCCAAGCCTGTATGAGGCCAACTTTGCTGCAACCGGCTTCTACCAGGTAGATGAGCCCCAGCGCGGTGACATGTTGGTGTTTATGGTGCCATCGCCTGGGCGGCCCTGCTTTCACCCTAATCATGCGGCTATTTACCTCGGCAGCCAGCCGGAGCTGACCAGCGAGCCGGCCGCGCGCCTGGGCGGCAGTGGGCCCTTCATCTACCACCACATGGCCGGCAGGGCCTCCACACGGGAAGTCTACGGCTGGTCAATGGCCAACCGCTGCCGGCTGATCCTGCGGCACAAGGACTTTCAACCATGAAGCGCAAGGTGAAACTGTACGGGGTGCTGCGCAAGCACTTCGGGCGTGAGTACGAATTGGATGTGAACAGCACACGCGACGCCATTCAGGCGCTGTGCAACATGGTGCCCGGCTTCGAAAAGTTTCTGACCATGGGCGAGGAGCGAGGGCTGGTATTCACCGTGTTCTCCGGCACCCGCAACCTGTCAGCCGATGACTTGGACATGATGGGCGACGACGCCGGAGATATCAGAATCGCTCCGATTATTCAGGGCAGCAAGCAGGCCGGGCTGTTCACCACCATCATCGGCGTCGTGCTCATCGTGGCTGGCTACTTCACCTTCGGTACCACCTCCGCCTATGGCGTGGCGATGATCGCCGGCGGTGCCGCCATGGCTGCAACTGGTGTGGTGCAGATGCTGTCGCCCACGCCGACAACTGGCAGCCTCGATCGCAATGAGGACGGCAACAACCCCAGCTACGGGTTTGGCGGTGCGGTCACGACGATTGCCCAGGGTAATCCCTACCCGGTGCTGTACGGCGAGCGCGAGATCGGCGGAGCCGTAGAGTCTGGGGGGATCTACCCGCAAGACCAGCTGTGAATATTGGCAACACACGACCCGCTTCGGCGGGTTTTTTCGTTTGTGGAGACTGGAATGGTCCAAGTATCGAAGCGCGCGCCGCAGCAGTCCCGCGCAGCGCGTAAGCGCCAGGTTGTGGGCAGCAAGGGCGGGGAGAAGAAGCAGAAGCAGCCCAGCATCGCTTCCAACAGCGTACCGTCCATCGCCGTTGCTCGCCTGCTGTACCTGTGGAGCTGGGGCCCCATTGTAGGGCCGGTCAATGGACTGCGCTCCGTCAAGCTCGATGGCACCCAGGTCATGGCCGACGACGGCACCATGAACTACCCGGGCGTCAAATGGCAGTTTCGCTCAGGTGAGTTGAACCAGGAGCGGATGACTGGCATCACCGAGTCGAGCAACGAGATTGCTGTTGGCCAGTTGCTGCTGACCACTGCGCCCTACGTTCACACCATCAGCAACCCCATGCTGGATGCCGTACGTTTGCGTTTCTCCTGGCCACAGCTGCAGCGCCAGGACCAGAGCGGCAACATTGATGGCGTGCGCATCGAGTATGCGATAGACGTTTCGACTGACAACGGTCCCTTCCAGCAAGTGCTGGCGTCCGAGGTCAATCGCAAGAACGTCACCAAGTACGAACGCTCGCACCGCATCGAGCTCCCAGCCGGTTCGCGCTGGACCATTCGTGCCCGCCGTATCACCCCCGAGGCCAACAGCTCGCTGACCCAAGATGGGATGTACGTTGAGGCACTGTCGGAGGTGGTCGACAGCGACCAGGAGTACCCGCTGACCGCTGTCAGCTGCGTGGAGTACGACGCCGAGCAGTTCGGCGGCGATATCGCCAAGATCGCTGTGCTGATGCGCGGGCGCATTGTGCGCGTACCTGCGAACTACAACGCAGAGACTCGCACCTACGCCACCAGCGGTGTCGGCACAACCAATGGAGTCTGGGATGGCACCTTCAAAGAGGCCTATACCAACAACCCGGCCTGGGTCTTCTATGACCTGGTGCTGCACCCTTACTACGGCCTGGGAGATCGCATTGATGCAAGCATGATCAATCGCTGGTCGCTGTATCGCATCGGGCAGTATTGCGACCAATTGGTGCCAGACGGCATGGGCGGCCAAGAACCGCGCTTCACCTGTAACCTGTACCTGCAGAAACAGGCCGAGGCCTGGGCGGTGATCCAGGACCTGGCAGCCATCTTCCATGGTCTGGCCTACTGGGACGGTAGCCAGATCACCGTGAACGCAGACCTGCCGCAGGACCCGGTCTACAACTACACCCTGTCACAGATCCTCGACGATGGCGCAGTCAAGTACACCGGCAGCAAGCTGCGCGAGCGGCATAGCCAGGCCATGGTGTCGTTCGATGACCCGGCGCGGGGGTATGACACCGACAAAGAGCCCGTTTTCGACGAGGACGCGATCGCTGAATATGGGGTCCGCGAGATCTCCGTAGAGGCGGTGGGGTGCACCTCGCGTGGTCAGGCCCAGCGCGCTGGCCAGTGGGCTCTGATGACCGAGCAGCTGCAGCTCAGGGGTGCAACCTTCCGCGTCGGCCTCGATGGATACATTCCCAAGCCAGGCAAAGTCATCACTCTGTCTGATCCAATGTTGGCTGGCCGTGCGAACGGTGGGCGCATCACGGCCGTGAATGGCCGCGTTGTGACCGTGGACCGTGACGTAGAGGTGCCAACGGGTGCACGCCTGCTGGTCAACCTCCCGAGCGGAAAGGCAGAGGCCCGGGTCATTCGGTCCGTGGCGGGTCGGCAGATCACCGTGGTAGCCGAATTCAGCGAGGTGCCGCAGCCTGAGTGTGCCTGGGTGCTGGACTTCGACGACCTCAAGGTCATGCAGTTTTACGTCCGCAACATCACCCGGCCTGAGTGGCACCAGTTTCAGCTGGAGTGCATCCAGTATGAGCCGGGCAAATTCGACGCCATCGACTTCGGTACCATCATCGATGACCGGCCCATCAGTGTGCTTCCGCCGGGCGTACAAGATGCACCCGCGCGCGTACTGATCGGCAGCCACTCCGCTGTGGACCAGGGCATTGCGGTTACCACCATGACCATCTCTTGGGATGCGGCACCAGGTGCTGTGGCCTACGACGTTGAATGGCGCTGGGGTTCGCGTGACTGGGTGAGGATGCCGAAAACCGGTCAGCTCACCGCTGATGTTCGTGGGGTCTACGCGGGTCAGTACTTGGCCCGCGTGCGCGCCATCAGCGCTATGGACGTGGCCTCTATCCCGACCACTTCAGCCCTGACGGAAGTTGCCGGCAAAACAACGCCACCGCCGGCGGTGACCTTCCTGCGCGCTGAAAGCTTGATCTTCGGGATCAAGGTCACCATCGGTTATCCGGCGGGTGCCAGCGATACGCAGCGTGCAGAACTGTGGTACGGGCCGGGCTCAGACCTGGCCGCAGCCACGAAACTGACGGATCTGGCCTACCCGCAGGCAGACCACACCCTGCAGGGCTTGCGCGCTGGCCAGACATTCTACTTCTGGGCGCGCCTGGTCGACCGTTCTGGCAACGTCGGCCCTTGGTTTCCGGTCGATGCGCCAGGGATTAAGGGGCAGGCCAGCGCCGACGCCGGTCCTATCCTCGAGCAGATTGCCAAGCAGATCGGCGAAAGCGAGCTCGGCAAGGAGCTCACCAGCAAGATCGAAAAGATCGCGCTCATTGACGGTAACGGCCCGGGGTCGGTGAACGAGCGCGTAGGGGCGGCGAAGACCGAGCTGGCCAAGCAGATCAGCGATGTGAACAACGCCCTTGGCACTGTGAAGGGCAACCTCGAGCAGCAAATCACCGCCGTGAGCGCGGACGTTTCCGCCGCCAAGACCGAGCTGCAGCAGCAGATTGCGAACGTCTCGGCCCTGGCCGGCTCCCTGCCATACCGCAAGGACAAGGCCTACAGCGCCGGCCAAAGCGCCTTGGGCAGCGATGGCAAGCTCTATCAGGCCCAGAAAGCGGTACCGCTGAACACGCCACCGCCGAACGCCACCTACTGGACCGATGTTGGCCAGGCGGTGGTGACTGCCAACGGCATGGCCGCGCGGGTGTCGAAGGTCGAGACCGATGTGTCGACGCTCGATGGCAAGGTTACTGCCCAGGCGTCGCAGATCGGCGGACTGCAATCGAGCCTGACCACCACCAATGAAAACGTTTCGGCTGCTCAGCAGGCCGCGCAGGATGCGGCCACGCTGGCGGGCGGGAAGGGCAAGGTCATCGTTCAGTCGGCAGCGCCTGCTGTCGCGGACCGTTTGGCGCAGAACCTGTGGATCGACACCACCAGCAACGGCAACACCCCGAAGCGCTGGACGGGTTCGGCTTGGGTCGCGGTGACGGACAAGGTGGCCACCGATGCCGCCGCAGCGGCCGCAGGCGCATTGGCCTTGGCACAGACTAAGGCTGACGCTTCTGTAGTCAGCAGCCTGACCACCCGCGTCAGCGATGCCGAGGGCAAGCTCACGTCGCAAGCCACCCGCATGGACGGCTTGCAGACCAGCATCGACGGCAAGGCCAGTTCGCAGGCGCTGCAGCAGGTCACCAGCCGCGTGACGGCGACCGAAGACAAGGACAAGGCCCAAGATCAGCTCATCAGCTCACAAAGCCAGGCGCTTACCTCGCTGACTGACAACGTGAGCAAGAAGGCAGATGCCTCAACGGTCCAGGCCCTGAGCAACGAGGTTAAGACCCAGGGGCAGAACCAGACCGCCCAAGGCCAGGCGCTGACCCGGATAGACACCAAGCTGCTGGCCAGCCAGGACAACTCGCCGACCAAGGTCTACCAGAGCGTGTTTTCGGACATGGCTCAGGATCAATGGGTGTCGACCAATTCGGGCGCGGGTTCATCGGCCTCGTTCGGTACGCCCACTGGCATCACGCGGGGCGCGGCGCTGATCTTGGACGGCGGCGCCGGCAACAGGACCTGGTGGGGCGCTTCGACCCGCAAGATCCGCTTTGACCCGACACGCCTGTACAAGCTGACCATTCGAGTGCAACAGGTCGCCATGGGTACCGGCTCGCCCGGCACCTACGCTGGCCTTGATTGCTACGCGGAAGACGGCAAAACCCGCGTCAGCACCCTGGGCACGGGCTCGGTCGGATCCTCTCACTACGTTCTGCTGAGCAACAGGAAGCTCGCCCAAGGTGAATGGGCTACCGCCGAGGTGTATGTGAAGGGCCATACAACTGGCTCGGAAGGCGGGGCCGCAGGCGCCGGGACGCTGGCAGACCCTAAGCGTCTCAAGGAAGGTGCTGCCTGGTTCTCGCCCATGATCATCGCCGGTTACTCGGATGTGGGCGGGCAGCTCGTTGTCGATTATTTCGACATCGAGGACGCTACCGAGCAGGCGCAGATCGACGCAGGCGCTACGGCCACGTCGGCTATCGGTGCGAGGGTTGAGCGAACGGAGCAGGGGCTCAGCTCGCAGTCCGGGGCCATCACCGTACTGATCAACACGCTGAATGCAACCAACCAGGAGGTGGCCAGGAAAGCCGATGCTTCAACGGTCCGGTCGCTAGACAATACGGTGACGCAGCAGGGCGCTTTGATCACCGCCAACGGTCAGGCCTTGACGGGCATCAGTGCAAGCCTGAGCAACTTGGGCGCCAGTGGCGTCAACCTAGTCCCGGCCGAGTACTGTGCGTTCACCAAAGACCTGCCGCCCATGTATTCCAACGGTGGCGTCAACGTCACTACGGTGGCTGACTCTCAAGCCCTCAAAGGCTATGCATTGCGGGCTGATAGCCGCGCCGTCGACTCTCACACCTTCGGTTTGAACACCGGTTTCAATGCGCCTGGTTGCAACATGGACTTCAAGCCAGGGAAATACCTGGTGTCCTTCTATGCCAGAACGGAGACGGCTGGCCATATTGTGGGGGCCTACGCCCGCGTGTTGCTCGCGGACGGGATATCTTTCAAGACGTCGAACGCGCCCACCTTCGCGTTGACCACGTCTTGGGCCAGATACGCAGGGGTTATTGACCTGACAGACTCAGCCTACACCGGCACGCAGATGCAACTGGCCATTCAGGGTAACCGCTCCGGGGTGGCCAACCGGGTCAGCTACTTCGACCGATTCATGTTCGAAGCAGTGGTCAACGAGCAGAAGGCGCCGTCCACGTTCAGCATGGGCAACAGTTTTGATCAGGCCCAGGCAAACGCCCTGGCTAACACAGCACTGACGGGGCGAGTGGAGCGGGCCGAAAGCGGGGTGACCAGTGTTTCCGGTCAGCTGACCGAGCTGAACAACAACATCGGCGATGTCGGCGCGGAAAACCTGGTCTTCAACCCATCGTTCGAACGGGTCGATCCGGGCACGCCGGGAATGGCAGATGGCTGGTGGTATGACGGCACCGGCAGTACGACTCGAGTCCCGAGTCTGGTGCCGTCTTCGCTGGCATCGGGCACGGCCCAGCGACTGGACGTGACCGGCCTCACGTCGACCACCTGGGCCCGGTTCTACGTAAAGTCGCAGTTCCGGTTCAAGCCAGTGCCGGGCAAGACCTACACGGCATCGGCCTATATGCGCGGTACGCCGGGCCTGCGCATTTTGCCGCAGGTTTACGGGACCAATGAGGCAGGTGCCGGCACCCAAAGCTGGGCAGCGGCTCGAACCGATGCAACAGATGACTGGGTGCGGCTGACCGTAACCTTTACACCCGGCGCCGCTACCACCAAAATTTACGCAGCGGTCGTGGTGTACGGCGGTGGTTCGGCCAACAGCGGCTTCATTGAGGCCGACCGCTATCAGATCGAGGAGGGTGTCCGGGCAACAGGTTGGCGGGACAATGGCCAGGTCAACAGCTTCGAGAGTTCGGCCCTGTCGTCCGCCGTGACTGGGCTGTCATCAACGGTCTCGCAGCAGGGCTCGAACCTGTCGAGCGTCAGCAGCCGGACGACCAACCTGGAGAACGCTGTCAACAGCACCTCTACCGGTTTGCCGTCCAAAGCTAGCACTAGCGCGCTTCAGTCCCTGACAGGTCGTGTGGCAGCGGCTGAGGGCAGCTTGACTGCTGCCAATTCGAGTATCACGCGGATTGGCAGCCAGGTCGAGGCCATCGGCGGTTCAGGGTCAAACCTGATGCCGGCGGAGTACTCCACGTTCACAGACTCGCTACCGGTCTTCCGGAGCCAATCCGGACTGGTGTTCAGTGCAGTGGCAGACGCTGCGGCGTACAGCGGCAGGCTGCTCAAGGTGGAGTCGAACTCCGGGTCGGGTTGGACTTGGCTGGCAAGTAGTCCCACCGACTACAACCTGCGCTTGGTAACGGGGCGCCAGTACATCGTCTCGTTTTGGGCCAAAGGCAGCGCGGTCCATAACGTGGCGGTCCGTATGCGCTTTCAGAACGTCGCGGGCGGCGAAAGCGAGGTGGTCTTCGCCAACGTGAACGTGGGTCTGGAGCTCGCGCGGTACAGCGGTGTGTTCACGGCTCCTGCAGCGCTGGCTGGGCCTGCCTGTGTGGTGCTGTTCACGCAGTCAGCAGGTAATTCCGGGGCTACTTGGTTCGACGGTTTCATGGTCGAGGAGAAGATCGGCGAATCGACGGCGCCCTCTGCCTTCACGCCTGGCACGTCAACGCGCCAGGCTGCTGGCCAAGCGCTTGCGGTATCGGCGCTGGATACCAAGGTCACACAGCAGGGTGCCAAGATCGAGTCGGAGGCCAAGCGCACGGACGGGCTGTATACGTCCGTGGGCAACGCCAATTCAGCGATTCAGGATGAAACCACTGCCCGCGCCACTGCCGACTCGGCACTAAGCACGCGGATCAACACCGCCCAGGCGAAAGCCGATGAAGCAGCAGCTGCGGTCCAGAGCGAGGTTCAAGCGCGGGCAAATGCCGATGGCGCTCTTTCCAAGCGCGTCGATACTGCCCAAGCAACGGCGGGTAACGCTAACGCTGCTGTTCAGCAGGTCGCGACTGCACAGTCGAATCTGAAGGGTGAGCTCAATGCCCAATATACCGTTCGGGTCCAGGTAAACCGGCAAGGCGGCTATTACCACTTCGGTGGATTCGGGATCGGGGTTACAGAGCAGGGCGGTGTCGCTCAATCGGCCTTCGTGGTGTATTCCGATCAGTTTTTGCTGATCAATTCCAATGGGGGCGGCCTATCTTCTCCTTGGTCTGTAGTCGGGGGACAGACGTTCATCGCCGATGCGTACATTCGCGACGCCAGTATCGGTTCTGCGAAGATTCAAGACGCTGCCATTGGTACAGCCAAGATCCAGGATGCTGCGATCTCGACCGCTAAGATCGGCGACCTGCAGGTGAGCACGCTCAAGATCGGTAACGAAGCGGTGACAATCCCGCGCTACACCGGCTATGCCCCGCGCTTTGCTTGCAATGCTACTTGGCAAACCCCGTTATCGATCACGTTCTTCATGCCTCAACCAGGCATGGTTTACATCAACTACTGCTCGACGTTCCTCTCGAATGGCACCCAGTTCTATCAGTACCGCTTGGTCCTGGATGGAAACATGATCGCTGAGTCCGTCGCGAACTGGTCGGACAGCTCCATCACCCTGGCATCTGGTCAGTACGTGGGAGCAGGCCAGCACACGGTTGATTTCTCGATCCTGGGGGCGGTGGGCGTGGTGCTTTCCTATCAGAACCTTATGGTGCAAGGAATCATGCGATGACTCAGTCACCCCAAGTCGGGGAGGTTGTGCTCTACAACGATCGTGGAGAAATCCGTATGCGGGGCTACATGTCCCGGCTCGAGGCGGAGCTCAACGCGAAGCGAACAGGATTCTCCTATCTGTTCGCCCGGGCCAGCGAGCTCGAGCAGTTCGTCAGCGCGGGCAAGATCGTGCCTCGACCGAAGATGGCACTGCAGCTGGTTGGGATGACCCTCAAAGGCGTGCCCGCCAATGCGGTGCTCAACATTGAGGGCGTGGAGTACACCGCCGACGGCAGCGACATCGAGTTGGGCTTCAGCCTGCCCGGCGAGTACGAGGTCGTGATCGACCTATGGCCTTACCAGAGCGAGGTATTGAGCGTTGAAAATCGAGCACAAAAGTGACCATGCCAAAGCCCGGGCCACTGACTACCCGGCGATCGAGGAACAGCTGGACATGCTTTGGCATGCGATGGACCAAGGAACAATGCCCAAGGCCGAGCCGTTCTATTCCACGATCCGACGAGTAAAGCAGCAATACCCCAAGACCTGACAGTTAACCACCTCTCAAGCCTGCCACGCGCGGGCATTTTTTTGCCTGGAGATAAACCATGCCCTATGTAGCCATCAACCTGACCAACGATTACGACCCTGACAACAAGACCCGATTCAACACCCTGGAGCAGGCCAAGGAGCGTATTCAAGCCGGCCTGCTCCAGTTCCCCAGCCACCGGTTCGTTACAGCCGAGCTCCTCGAGGAGTTCACTGCCGAAGTCGTGATCACTGGTAGCGAGCCAGCCAAGCCCGATCCGGTACCGGACGAGAGCACCGAGGCCTGAGCCCCACGCTTCACCATACAGCCCGCTCGGCGTGGGCAATTTGTGCCTGTCGAGTTACTTTCCAAAGCGCCTCATGCGCGAGTAGCGGTGCCTCTCATTTCCTGCCGATTTGAAACTTCAGTTTATCGGTTGGCCACCAGTTGAAAGACGGAGGTGGCTCATAGCAGCCTGGCTGGTTAGCAGGCGAAGCATCACACCGAACGGTGTATCCCTTCGAGCCTACCTCTGTAGTGTCATCGCTGGAGCTATAGTGAGAGCAGCCCGCCAGCGCGGTGAATATGAGTGATGCAGCAACACGCTTCATAAGAAATTCCTTCCATAGATTGCACCATCGTATCGCTTAGCAGTGGCGGGTAGGGACGTAGATCTCAGAGACCACCAGTGATTCAAGAAAGCGAGTCGAGCAGCTTGTTGAGGATGCCTTCCTGATACTGCCGGTTGTAGCAGCCCGGTTGATTCGGAGGAGTGTCATCGCACGCAATATCATGCTTGTTGGTGGTGCTCCCGTAGGTGCTGTTGGAGAAGTGGGAGCAACCAGTAAGCAGCCAGCTGAACAGCGCTAGTGCTAAAAATCCATTTTTCATACCCAGTCTCGCGTAACGGATGATGCAGATTGGACGTTCGTGCAACAAATAAGGCACATCCGGCCCGCCCAGCGCGGGCTTTTTTTCGTCCGGAGAAAACCTATGACCACACCTCGCGGTGTCCGCAACAACAACCCAGGGAACATCGATTACAACCCGCGCAACGCCTGGCAGGGGCAGCTGGGTCTTGAGGTGGGCGTGGCCAAGCCTCGCTTTGCGCGCTTTGACCATCCAGAGAACGGCATCCGCGCTTTGGGCAAGTTGCTGCTCAACTACCGGGGCAAGGATGGGATGCCCGGTGTAGGCGGGCCTGGTATCGACACCCCGCTGGAGTTCATCAACCGCTGGGCGCCGGCGAGTGAGAACGACACCAATGCCTACGCGCAGGCCATTGCCAAGCGCCTGGGCGTCGGCGTGCGTGACTCCATCGACATTTTTAGGCCGCAGATCCTGCGCGAGCTGGTGGTCGGCATCATCGTGCATGAGAACGGCGGTAACCCGTATCCGTCCGCGCTGATCGACGAGGGCATCAGGCGGGCCCTGGCATGAGCCCTTGGGTCGGCCTGGCGGCTGGCTTGGTCCTGGTGGTCAGCCACTGGGGTGCCTACGAGCACGGCCGGAGCGTCGAGCAGGCGCGGGCCGGCCAGGCCACGGCCCAGCGCGATAGCAGCGACCGTCTTGCCGAGGTGATCGGTGAGCGTGGCGCTCGTCAGCAGGAACATCAAGGCGCGCAGGCGCAGGAGGAGGCGAGAGCCAATGCCCATGATCAAAGAATTGTCGCGGCTGCCGGTGGTGCTAGCGCTGACGCTGCTGGCCAGCGGCTGCGCAGCGACGCAGCCCAGTTCGCTGCCGCCGTCAGTTGCCCCGGCACGGATACCGCCGCTTTCGCCCGAGGCCAGAATGCCACCCGCGCCGCCATGGTGCTCTCCGACCTGCTCCGACGGGCTGATGCGAGAGCGGGAGAGTTGGCGAAAGTTTATGACGACGCCCGCATCGTAGCGAACCAGTGCGCCGCCGAGTACGACGCCCTGGTCATGAGGCGGGGGACCGAACGGACCCACCAGTAATTCGAAGGCTTCATGCAAAGAGAGCGGCCACCGGGGATGCGTCAACATCCCTGCTGACCGCCGGACCCGCAGACGATACCTGCAAGCCCAGCCAAGGCTCCCGCTCTGTGCACAAAGCACGGCGAGCCTAGCACCTGTTCATCCATACAGTAAAGGTTTGCAAATTGACCAACCCAATCATCCCCTGGATGGGCGGCAAGCGCCGCCTGGCCGATCGCCTAATCCCGCTGTTCCCTGCTCACGAATGCTACGTCGAAGTGTTCGCCGGCGGCGCTGCTCTCTACTTCATGCGGCCGCAGCCCGCGCCTGTCGAAGTGCTAAATGACCTGAACGGCGACCTGGTCAACCTCTATCGGGTGGTGCAGAACCACTTGGAGGAGTTCGTGCGCCAGTTTAAGTGGGCGCTGTCCTCTCGCCAGATTTTTGAGTGGCAGAAGATGGCCAGACCTGAAACTCTCACGGACATCCAGCGCGCCGCCCGATTCTTCTACCTGCAACAACATGCCTTCGGCGGTAAGGTGAGCGGTCAGACCTTCGGAACGGCCACTACCGGACCGGCCATCAATCTGCTGCGCATCGAGGAAAACCTTTCAGCCGCCTGGCAGCGCCTTGCGGGCACCTACGTGGAGAATCTCTCCTGGCTCGACTGCGCGCAACGGTACGACCGGGCGCACACGTTCTTCTACATGGATCCTCCGTACTGGCAGACCGCCGGCTATGGCTTGGACTTTCCATTCGAGCAGTATGAGCGCATGGCCGAGTTCATGCGCAGTTGTAAGGGGAAGGTGATGGTCAGCATCAATGACCATCCGGACGTACGTGGGGTCTTCGCTGGCTTCCATATTGAAAGGACTGACATTCGCTATACCACAGCCAATCAGCGCAATGGGCAAGCCGACATGACTGGTGAGCTGATCATCATGAACTGGAAGCCTTCCGAGCTGGGGCAGCTTTTCTGACTGATCTCTAACGGTTTCTCTAAAGACGCACCTTTGACGGCTAGTGCCCCGCGCAGCCGTGGCGCTCTCCGACCTACTCACACTGGCTGATGCTCGAGCGGCAGAGCTGGCGAAGGCCTATGACTAAGTTCGAATAGCGGGCGATCTATGCGATCCATCCTATAATGCCCTGATCAGGTGATCGGGGCATATCATGGGGAAGCGTACTTTCATTGGCTTGATCGAGGCGGGAGAGCCCCTCATTAGGCAGGCCCTGGAGGCTATACACGCTTATCACGCGGCTCAGGATGCTGGACAACCGGAAGAGGACGTAGAACGACTTCGCTTACTTTCAGAGTCGCTTTACCAAGTGGTCTGCGACTACCAGCTTCGGGTTGAAGCCAAGGCGCGCGGCGAAGAGCTACCATGGCTACACTAGCGCGCGTGCATCTTGGGCGTCAAAGCCCTGTAAGTGGCTCATGCCAAAATCTGAAATCCCGAGAGCTGGAATAACTTATGGATAAGGATGAATTTGCCGCTGCCGTTGAGGCAGGCAAACCATTGATTGCACAATCAATGGAAGCTCTCAAACGGTACTGGGAAGCCAGGGACTATGGCGCGCCGCCCGAGGAGATAGAGCGCCTGCGACTCCATTCCGAGTCCTTGGCCCAGGCGGTTTCTGACTACCAGCTTCGCACCGTCTCCAAGCTGATGGGCAATAAACTGCCCCCGCTGCACTAGCGCACCCCGCTTGTCGGCAGTTGCCGGGCCTATTGCAGGTCACTACCATACTGTTCATTCATACAGTATGGAGGCCCTGCCAATGAACACCGCCCTTGACTTCGAAATAGACGACATGCCCCAGCTCAGCCTGGACGATCTGATGCAGGTGCGTGCGCCCTGGACCTACCTGGTCAAGATCGAGGGCGAGAGCATGCAGGGTATCGGGATGTACTCCGGCGACCTGCTGGTCGTTGATCGAAGCGTCGAGGCCAAGCACGGCGACATCGTGATCGCGGCGGTGAACGGCGAGCCGGTCTGCAAGCGCATGTGCCATGAGCACGGTGTGCTGGTCCTGCGGTCGGAGAACCCAAAGTACCCGTCGCGGTACATCATGGAGGGCGATACGTTCGAGGTGTGGGGTGTGGTCCGGTTCAGCGTTCGGCATCACGATCGTATAGCAGGGTAGGGGGACTCGGCAGAGCGCCGGAGGAGGGTCAAGCTGTCTAATACTGCCTTGGCATCGCGCTTTTACTAGGCAAAACCCGCTGAGAATGGGGAGGTGTATTAGACAGCTGTGGCCCGGGAGCCACAGATTTCTCTGCTTTGGGCGAGCGCGTCCCGCTACTTCTGCACCATTGGGGGGGGGGCGAAGAAATCTTAAATTTATTTATTAATCAAGGATTTAGGGAGATTTTTGAAAAGGCTTTGGAGAATTTCTGAAGCACTTCAGCGTTAACGTGCTTTGCTAAGCCCGTGAAGTGGCGGCTGGGCCAGACTCAAGGACTGCTAGGGTATCATGGCTTGCCAAGTTCAGGGCATGTCCCGTGCGGTACTAGTCAACCTCAAGGTCGCGCCAAGCCCTATAAAGTGTGTTTACGAACGTGAAAAGCGCATGGATTTCATCAACGGCATACCCTACACTGCGCGCAAGGTGCAATGATATTGTACGTGAACGAAAACCGTTTGCGTTTTTGCGTTCTCACATGCGCATCGTGTGTGATTCGGATCGTCGTGGCGGCCGTCAATATCATCCAGAATTGTGAGGTTAGGAGTGGGTCAGGTGTCAGGATCTGGAGCAGGTAAAGTTCTTCCGTCAAAGCTTGCAAGGGAGCCTATGATCGAAGCCGTCTTCGAGATGCGCTTTGAAAGCTCTGCGCCGGTGGCGGCGATGCTACCTGGCATTTTGTACAGTAAGCTGAACGGTTCGCTGTCTATGGAACAGCTGCCTCCTCACGCCCTGCCGAAAGAGATGCGGGATGCTGATCCTAATTTCATGCACGTTCCGCTTACAAAGTGCAGTTGGGGTAACTATTGGATCTTGATCGGCGATCGGATTTTCTCCCTCGCATCAAAGCTTCCTTATGCCGGATGGGCTGATTTTCTTCAAAAAATTCAGGTGGCTTTCGGAGTGGCTCTCGATACTGGGATGATTACCACCGTTAGCAGATGCTCTATAAAGTACGTTGACATTCTCGACGGAATCCCGCTTTCGCCGGTTGATTGTTTCAATATGAAGCTCTCCGTTGGGAGTGTCGGGAGTGCGGAAAATTTTCATATCAAAATTGGTGCTGTGCAAGACGGTATATCGCATACGGTACAACTGATTTCTAATGCTATGATTGAGCTTTATGGTGGTAAAGAACTTCAAGGTCCGTTGATCGACGTTGATTCTATCATCGATATCACTGCAGAGGATTCGAGCACTTTTGCGAGTAAGTTGGCGGAACGGGCTAATACACTGCACGAAGCGAACAAAAGAGCGATTTTTGATGCTATATCGGAATCTGCTCTGAGCTATCTGGAGCCAACCTATGAGTAATTATCAGGTCGTAACAGTTCCGGCTACTGTAGGTCTTGTGGCTGCGGGTGTAATTCTAATGAGTACCGCCTTTGTTGACCTAAAAGGTCAGGATGAATCCATGGATAGGATGCGGTCATTGCCTACGTCAAGCCTCTATAATGTATCGGTCTATGCTGAGGGTACAAAGAGTTCGACGTTAGGATCGACGTCAGGTATTAGTTACGGGGTTGTCGCAGCCTCTGCAGATCACCTGCTGCATCAGGCGTCTCTGAGTTTCGCTACTAGCATTACTAATGGCATGGAGGTCTTGGGGGCTGAGTATTTGGAGGTGATTGAAGATAATTTTTGGGACTTGGTTCTTAGGTAG